GAGGAATCAGTTATAACACCATCTGTAAGTGTTAGGCCGTCAATAACTCCAGTGCCAGTTAAACTTATGTCATCACTTGTACCAATGTTGGTATTATATGTACCAGCAGCTTGAAAGGCTGATGCGTGCTGCCCATCAAGTAAATCTGCATCTAAGCCAGAACTCACCCCATCAACTGTCAGAAGCGCGGTGAGGATTTCTGCTGGTGTCTGGTCGTCTTTAGCTCCAGCATCTATGCCCTCAAGTTTTTGTTTTAAGGCTGTAGTAAAGTTATTGTCGGTCTGAGAAGAGACCACAAAGTCTAAAGTGCCATCGGTATTATCATAAGACACAGCAATACCTGTTTCAGTATTGCTACCTACCATAGCTCCAACTACATCTTGGACTGTTTCCGCAAGAGAAACTCCGTTTATAGTTAAAGCATCAGTTTCTAAAATACCATCAACGTCTAGGTTTTGTGTTATATCTAGACTTCCTTGAACAGTCCCCCCTGACCCCAACCCCGCTCGCGGGTTAACAGCAACAACCGAAGCGTTATTCGTCGATTGAGTTACTGTTATAGAGTTTGTAGACTGGTTTACTGTGACTGTTTCGTTCGCCATTATGCTGTAATTTCGGGTAGTATATCAAACGCAAGTCGAATGTGATGTACGACTTCGGATGACTTAGTGACTTTGAGGTCTCCAAAAACAGTGATCGCTTCGTTCGGCAAAAGCGTAGCTTGAGCAGTGTTCCAATTAAGAACTATATTATGCCCACTACTTAGTGTTGTAGAAGCTGCACCTCCAGTGCCTGTAAAAGAAATCCTACTATCTGCCTCAGAGACCGCAAAGCCTGATGTGACACCATGCCTAAGAACATCAATAATCTGTCCTTGAAAGTTATCCCCTCTTTTTTTCCTTATTACTAATTCTGCGTCAAAAGTCCCCGCACTAGCATTGTTGTCGTTTTCGGAATTGAAATTAGGGATGTCCCCATTAGCCAATTTGAAAGTAACTTCAATTGCTTGTTGTTGTCCTCTCTGTAGTTGAATATTTGCCATACTTATCCTTCAGTTAAAGTAAACCTATAGTCAGCAATTTCTTTTAAAGTTACTGTGGTATTTTCAGTATATACATTGCCTGTGGCTAAATCCTTCTTAGTAGTTCCGTCGAGTGCATAAGCAATCCCAGTTGAAACATTATTCGAAGTAGTCTTTACAATGTAAAACGGGCCACTTGTGTGATCAGGGCTTGTTTTTGCATTCATTACATATGTTCCTGCAAAAGATATATTAGAATCAAAGGTGATTGCTCCTGATGTAGACACAGAGTTAACTCCAATGTCCGCGTCAGCAGCATTGGTTTTTACATGAACAGGGTGATCAGGGCCTACAGAAATAAGATTCGCGTGTCCTGCATGAATCTTAATATCCCAGTTAGACCCGCCATCCATACTAACCAGTAGAGATCCCGCGGTGTTTACATTCTTAATAAGAAGCAATCCTTCATCAGAATCAATGGTTCCTAAATCAATAGTAACTCCCGTAGTTGCACTATATACAGCTCTTGCACCCCCTGCGGAATAATTTCCAGTTTGATTAGTTGCACCATATGCTGTTGTTGTAGAATCAAAATTCTCAGTATGAATGTGATTCCCATAAGAAAGACGTACTGTCCCATTTATAGAAGTAGGCATTCCTAACTATACAGTCTTGTCAACCAAATTACAAGCCTCGGTAAGAAGGGTGCAGGGTGCGTTGTTTTGTTTGACTTGAAGAAAAAAATAGAAGAAAGTCAGCCAATGCCAGAATCAAAACACCATAAAATATTCGTAGCTACCCCAGCATTTGGATTCCAAACATATATAAACTATGTAAATGGAATCCTCTCTACAATAGGAGCACAACAACCCAAAGACTTATCATACTCATTTAACTTCCATATCCACGCAGGAGGCGCGTTGATTAGCTACGCCAGAAATGAATGCGTTAGGAAATTCTTAGCAACCGACTGCACCAAGCTTTTGTTTATTGATGCAGATATAGGATTCGGGCCTGAAAATGTATGGAGACTACTTAGAAAAGATGTGGAATTCGCTATAGCTCCCTATGTTACAAAATCACTAAACAGGATGGAGGATACACGGTTCATCCTCTCATTCGGAGATAAAGACCTAAAAGTAGATTCAGACGGATTTGTGAAGGTAACTTCTGGCCCTGCGGGTTTTATGATGCTTGATAGAAGCGTTTTTGATAAAATGAAAAAGGCGTATCCCGAATGTACAACAAAAATGGTTCACTTAAAAGCGGGTAAAACAGTAACTACAGAAAACTACATGAACTTTTTTGACTGTATTGTAGATAAAGATCAAGGCTCTCTTGGAGAAGATATTTCATTCTGCAAAAGATGGATAGACGCGGGTGGCGAAATATACTGCGATACCCTAGCAGCTCTTACCCACTACGGCATACACAGCTTCCAAGGACAGCTCGCCAAATCTATCAAAGAAGGCGTAGCTGGCTTGGATGCTGATGGTAACAAACAAATAGAAATTACCCTATAGCTGAAGTCCTGCCATACATAAACAAAGCAAACTTCTCTGGATCTTCCATAGCCATTTGTCTAACACTAGGATCTTCCATAGCCTCTTGCATCATCCGCATTCGGCCCTCTGATTGAACATCAGACGCATCAAAGGTTTCGTCATATACAACTGAATACAGTTTGTCCATGTCAGGAGCTTCAGCAGTTTCTTGAACTGGCGGTGGTTCAGACATCTTAATGCCGACCATAACCTTATCTACTTGAGGAGCAGCTTCTTTCTCCATGACTTCCTCTGCAGGACTCATGCGTTCTTCTACTCTGTCAGCAAACGATTGCTCTTCGGGCGGAACAGGAACTTCTTCTTCTCCTGCAACATCTTGTTCTTGATCTTCCATAGGTGGCTCCGCACCGCCTTTGGCGTTTTGTAATTCAGCCTCCATCTCTGCGAGGCGTTTCTTTGCTTCGTCAACTTGCTGTTCAAGCTCATCTATATTAGCCATTGTTTTATAAGTAAAGCGGGGGCAGAGATCCGTAGACCGCCACCCCCGCTGTTAATATTTATATTAATAATTATACCTTCGCTGGAAGTCCAGTACGCTTGTAAACAATAGCGTAACCAAGCTCAGTCTTAATTGGCTTGGAAGCAGCAGCGAGGATTCCACGGAAGAATCCGATTGTGCCGTCTGGGTTAGTTGTCTCACTAAGGATGTTAGTCCACTTGAACTCACCAGAATAATCAACTGGGCTGAAGGTCACTCCGTTAGCTCCACCGAATGGTGCAGGAATCTGGGACTCATACACTGATGGGTGAAGAACGTAAGCAACCTCATAAGCTGCATTGTCATATTCAGCGTTAGGAGTAGCAATACCGTTTGAGCTTGTGTAAGGCTCAACACGGACAAGATCTCCTTCATTTCCATCTTTGTAACGAGGTGCAAGATCGTCGATCAAGTGGTAGAAACCACGGAAGGACTTCTCAACACCAAGTGGAGCGATAAGGTCGCCAACGCGAGCGTTGTTGTAACGAATATCGTCACGGAACCCATCTTCTTTCATGATGGTGTTTGATGCCTCAGAAGAGCAAACAAGTGCAAATACTGGACGGCCATTCTCACGGCCATACGCATCTGCTGATGCTCCACCACGGATCATCTTGAAGTAGATCTTATCAAGAACGGCATTAGAAATGTCACTCTTAACTTTAGATGCCCCACCACCGTCGAGATCTCCTCCTGCTGCACCAAGGGCATCAGTAGTCTGACCTTCGTTGGAAGCAAGGAACTCAGTTGGGTTTCCAGCATCGTTAGTCGCATCACCACGGCAGATAACAGTGTTATCTACAAGACGGTCATACTCATCACGATAACGCTCGGCCCATGAATGACGAGTAGACTCTGCAAGACTATCAAGGATAGCGCGAAGCTGCTCCTGACGATGTGCTGCATAACGAAGATCGTCAACATTGATACGGGGTGATTCGATGATCGCACGCTGAATGCTGTATGCTTTGAGCTTCTTACCGAAGTTTACAAAGTTACGAGCATCAGTTCCACCAAGACCAGAAAGACTGTCTCCTGCTGTGTTGGTGGCTCCTCCGTTAGCAGCTTGCACATTGTCGGCTGTAGTATCAAGAGGCTGATCCAATACTGATGTTCCGAGTGCGCTTGCTCCAGTTTGAAGTGTTGCGATGTTGTTCCAGTTTACACCCACTGCATTACCTGTGACATCAGTAGTCGGGAGACTACGATCATAAATAAGAGTAGTGAGTTGATATCCCATTCCCTCTGGGAATGTTGATTTTTTAACAAGATCGATCCAAGGAGATGTGTGCATCATACGTGTATGCACATCAGCTCCAATACGATTTGCTTCCTCTGCGAGGATAGTATTAATGGCGACATTACTCGCTGATGCGAAATCGCCCGCTACTGCATTTCTAGCCATAATAAATAATAGTTAAGTTTTGTTAATAGATTTAAGCCCCAAAAAAAAGTGGGACTTGCTAAATTGTCTTAGGCAAACCGCGATAGAACTAGTTAAGGTTAGAGCAACCTAACGGTTTGTTCGATGAGACTCAGCTCGATCTGGTATAGAAACAGGTAATAGAACTATTTATGGCTAGAGCAACCAACTGTGACTATAAACTTAGAATAATTTAAATATCTATAGTTGTCAATGCACGAATATTTACTGCCCCAGAGCACCTGCAAAAGCAGCTTCGATCCTATCTTCAAAAGAAAGTTTATCGTCAACGGTCTTAGTAGACGGTGATGAGCCTGACATAGATGGTTCTGCCTCCTCATATTCAGCCAATCTATCTGTAAGAACCTCATTTTCTTTCCTCATACCTACATATTCTTTAATTATGGCGGGTAAAATCTGAGCACTTACTGAATTGTAAGTGTAGTCCACAGGATGAATTACAGAAGGATCTACTTCTGCTGCTTTTTCTTGAATGGCTTTCATGTCCAAACCCTCAATACCACTCAAGAAAGGTAACTTCTTTTGAACCCTAGCAACTACGTTTCTAGCTGCATTCTGCCTTTCTTTAGCCCTTTCCGCAGCTTGGACTTCAATTTCTTTTTCTTTCGCAGCATTTGCCTCATTCAAAGCCTCTGAAGCATTCTCCATCATAGAGGCTCTTTTCTCAAGGATAGGGGAAATGTCTTCAATTACACGATACACCTTTGCACGATCTCTATCAGTAGCATCCACTAATAGCTCAGTTAGCTTTTCGTCTTGCTCAGAAGCATCTTGAATGGCTAGAGCATCTACCAACTCATCAGGGCTAACATCATACTTCTCCGCAATTTCACGAGTCGTATCAATAAGTTTGTCTAAAGGCTCCGTAACTGCAGTCTTATATGCTTCCGTATCTTCAAGATTCGTAAACATTTTTTCACTCTCATACTCAGCTAACTTTTTTTGAAGAGATTCAATATCGTTTGATTCTACAGCCCCAGTCAGTTCTTTAACCTTGCTCTCATTTTCAGCTAATTGCTGACGCAACGATTCTAATTCATCTGTGGACGCTTTTAATTCTGCTTTGAGCTTTTTAAAACGTGATGCTGCTTTGGGTGTCCAATCATCCCCGACTTCGGCTTCAAGATCATCGGTCGGGTCAAAGGATTCAGACTTCTCCTCCTCTTCTGTAGTCTCTGAAGTTTCTTCCGCTGCTTCCTCTTCATTAGATTCTTCAACCTCTTCAACCTCTGCTTCAGGAGTTTCCTCACCCTCGGCTTCTACTTCTACTTCTGCCTCTGGTTCTGGTTCTGGATCAGGTTCTGGATTTTCAAGTTTTGCAAACGCAGCATCTAGTGCTGAACTAAAATCCATTTGCTGCTCTTCTGGCAGTGCTTCTACAGGGTCGGTTGCTTCTACAGCAGTTTCTTCACTCATTATTTTATTCTATATGTGTCCACTCGTTAAGAGTTGTTGTATTACTTCTCTTATCTTCAGGCAATTTTGTCAATTTTTCAAGATCATTAAATGCATCTCTATACCCCGCATACCAAGCAAGACGTTGTGCATCTTGATCAGTTTGCTGAAGAGTATTAAAAGTAGGCCCTGCTATTTCTTTTAAGATAGCTACAGCTTGTTTAAAGCTAGGTTTATGTAGTGTTTCTCTTAGTTCTTGAACAGAAGCTAAATCTTGAAACCAGTTGGATACAGCTATAGGTGGAGTCGGGTGTTTTGGCATTAATTAAGAATTCTCTCTGAACTCTAGCGCAGCCTTCGCATCTCGTATAGCCATTTCTTGTTCATGTTTTTTCTGTTTGATAGCCATGTCCAATTCAGCTTTTTCCTGTGCAATCTGCATTTTAACCTGATGTTCCTGCAATTTAGAGTCTTGTTGCATCATTTCTGCCTGTGGCCCTTCAACTCCTTGTTGCTCCATCTGCTCACGCTGCATCTTCTGCACAGCTTTCATAGTGTTATTGATTGCTTCTTCAGCAAATTGAAGAACTTGCTTAGTCTGAGAGACCAATCCTTCCAACGCAGGATCTCCCGCTGCCAATTGAGCAGTATCACTAATATGCTGATAGAAGGACTGAAGCATAGGCAACACCTGCATCGGATCTGCCTGTCCCTCGTTGAGAGATTGAATCAGTTGATTCAACACAGGAACATGAACCTCAAGGTGTGTTCCGTGCATCTCATTCGGAATGACAGGAACATTCTGCCCTTCTTGCAATTGCTGATTCTCAAAGAACGCAATCTTCACATCTACAGTAGGACGCTTCTCAACATTTGCAGGAACATACCTGTCAGCCAAGTCATGACCTACACGAGTAGCTACAATGTCCCTAGTAAGATTACGCCTACCCACTTCATCAAACTGACCACTAATCCCCTGCAACTCACGAAGTGATGTCACTCGGTCTGCACGGGAACCACTGCCAATAGAACGAACAGCTTTTGTGCGGTCAACATCCAAGGTCTTGATAAACTGTTCAGGAACCCCACGCTTCGCACAACGCTCGTAAAAATCTGTTACCGCTTTGTCTCTCTTCTTAGTTGTTACAACTCTACGAACTACCTCTTTCAGGAGTCGGCTCCATGATGCATAAAACAGGTTCAAGGATGCACCAGACAATCTACTAGTTACATCAATATCAGAAGCAACCTGCATTTGATTCCTGTATGGTGAACTCTGATTCGGGCCATATGTGCTGACTGTATCAGTGTTCAATTGCAATTGATTAGTGATGTCTTGCAAAGCGGGCTGTACGGCAGTCCCCAAGTTAGGTATAGCCTTCTCAACAATCTTTACATTCGGTGACATCACCGCATATGCACCATAATACGTAAACTGTAGCTCATCCAAAGAACGCTGGTTCTCTGGCTGAATCATAACTGCTGAAGCTAACATAGCTCCATCAATCTGCTGACAACGTAAACGGTTGCTAGTTTGTATGTGAGAGAAGATACGCTGCCCTAATCCACGAATAGAATGGTAAGTTCCATTAGAACCAACACCATAAGTAAACATTACATAAGCTTGTTCCGCACTATCATAGCGAGAAACTTTCTTATACATGAAATCTTTAGGCATATTCTCGCAAGAGATATAATGACTAACTGTTCCATCCATCTCCTTTACCCAGTAATGCAATACAGATACTGTAGGATTCTGGATTCCTGAATAGATATCGTTGTTCTTTAACTCTGATTGAAGAGCCTCGAACTCAGTCAAACTATTAGTAGCTGTTGAACGACCCGTAGTCTTAGCATTCTTCTGAATGACTCGCTTTACCTCATCAATATTCCAACCAACCTTGGTAGCTGCTTCCTCATTCTTGATAAACGCATGAAGCTCATGCAACAAATATTCACGCCTCCCGATAGCGATGTCGATACACTCTTCAGATGCAGGAGTCTGTCGCGGAATCAGGATGTCAGTAAAACCACCAACCCTAAACTTCCAATCGTCTGGAGAATCAAAGTAAGCGATAGATACTCCATGCTTAATGAACGTGGTGCAAAGTCTAAGGTATGCACTATGGAACTCAGGCCATGAGCGCATCAAGTGAGTTAACTCATCACTAACAATATCTTCAAGTGGAGTGATTTCACTCTGTTCTCCTAGAGTTCCTTTAACATCAACAAGACGCTCAAGAGAACTATAAAGATCCACATAAGCAGAAAGTGAAATATCGAGGAGTCTTTGAGCTTCGCCAAAATTGAGGTTTGTTTTGAGTCCTTGCCCGCTCGTCGTGAGACTTCCCTGATTATAAGGGGCTGCCCCATCGAACATCGCATCGACTCTTGCTCGGTTGACTGCTGATTTTTCATCTGCTTTGAATAAAGTTCTGAATATAGATATTGCGCTTTTTACGTCTTTAAGACGAGTTTCCACGGGTTTACCCTTCTCATTGAGAGCATCTAATTCTAACCCATCAATTTCTAAAGGGTGGTCACGGTTCATTATCAGAATACAATACTTGTCAATTTCATTTTAGTCAATGGTTTAGAAGTTGACATTGACTAACGCGTCCTTACGCTAATATGGTTATGAAACGACTTGCCATTATTATAGCAACGGCATCCTGTATCATGTTTGGTGCATCATGTTCCTCGACTGACTTGTCAGGGAATGTGCCTATCCCATTCACTAATCCTGCTTCAAATCTTGAAGGAACGATTAAGGTGCAACCGATGCCATTCAAAGCAGGTGTTGGATTAGAAATGATCCCACGACCTGCTCCAAAAGGTTAGGGCATATACGTGCTCTCATCACCCCAGAGTTGTTTGGTTAGTTTATCTAGCCTTACATCTCTGGGTTTTTTGGTTTCGGGATGTCCCAACCGAACATAAGGATGTCCCTGTTTCATTTGCTCACTAATCATGTATACCTCCCCAGCACGAGGGCCTTTCTTCCTTGGGTTAATTATGTAGACCGCCCCATATGAAGAAACAGCATAGTCAGGGTATTCAGGGATAATTTTAGCTTTATCCTCATTCAAAACCCAATCTTTGGTAAGAGGGGTGTAGTTTTGTCGGTGCATCTTCTCAAAGCAAAACCGAAACTGCCTACCTTCTTTATCGCGGATAATTGTGTAAGTGTTGTATCCGTTCCAATGCTGCTTGAGCAATCGGCCTGTTTTCAGATTGAACACGAATCCTGAAGCCGAAACAACGTAATTGTCTGCTGCTCTAGGGATTTCTTGGAAACCTTTGGGTATCTTCATATATTTGTTCATACCCAAATGTATATCTATAGTTGTAATTTACAACTATAGATTGATTATTATTGAAGAGTTATTTGCTCTTGCGCTTTTTCTTGCGATTAGTAGCTCTCAAAAACGCTCTTGCTTCTGCCTCGGTATACTTAGCTCTAGTCTTACCCTTTCTCATTGCTTCACGCTTACGTCTGGTTCCCGCAGCATATTCTGAAGCGGATAAAGATTTTATGGCTTTTTCGGGTAAATAACGCTCTCCAGTCTCAGAAGACTTCTTCCCGCTTTTCGTTCTCCACTTCTGCTTAGTCCAGTTCTTTAGAGACTTCTGTGATTTCTTGAGTGCCATTACCTGTATCCTCCTCCCTTTGCCTTGTATTCGCGAGCAAGCATCTGTGCTTTTCGAGCCGACCAAACTCCAGCAGGGCCTCCTTTAGAACCCGCCTTTATGCGTTGGAACAATCTTTTACGCATAGTTGGCTTGGTGTAGTTACCTGCTTCGTTTACTCTAGACTTACTCTTCTTTTTCATTACCACTTAACTTTGTTTGCCCAATAAGCAGCGGAACATGGGCCTTTAGCAATATTTTTACGGTGTCTACTTTTAAACGCTTTCCTTTGTTTAGCGTTTTGATTGGTTTTTGCACCCTGTTGCCCGAATCTGATTAGCTTTGGCTTGCCATTGCAATTAGCTACAACAACATGAGATTTTGTTTTATGATTGGGTGTTCTTTTGGCTTTTCCCATACCTGATACCCCAGCTTGTTTAAGTAAGCGTTTTCTGAGACTAGCCTTATCTGCCATAGCAAAGACATTACCATAATTAGCGGTTTAGTCAATCTGAGCGCAAGATCTGTGGGATGCAGTTTTAGCAAAACCTTATCTAAAACTATTTCTGTAATTAGTATCTATAATAGTAATTTACTACTATAGATATAGAATTCTAGAATACTTTGTATTTGAGTTTATGTGTTACAACTGTGGTTGGGCTTTCTTGATTGCCTTTTTTGCTGCATACGCTTCCGCCCTCTTTTTTAGAATCTTCTCTTTGTTTTTCTGATAATACGATTTGTTGTAGTTCCTTCTTGCTTCAAACTTTTCTGGATCTGCAATCTCGTCAAGCTTCCTTCTCCTTTGAATACGCTCCTTGTTCTTCTCGTAATATTTACGTTGGTATTCTTTTCGCGCCTGTTTATTGCGTGAATAGTAGTCTAATTCTGTTTCCATATTGTTTGATTCTTCAATCGGCTACCATTTTTGTCAAGTTTTTTCCCGCGCACATACACATACACACACAGCTCCACACAAAAAGTAGCACCCCCACCCGTGGCGTGTCGCAAGCGTCAGGCATCGTGCAACAGGCCAAGCCCTAGAAAATCCAGTGGCCAAGGCCATTTCATCAAGAACCCGCCCCCCGATTCCTGAAACATGAACCCCGATTCATGAACAAGGATTCATTTTGCACGATTCCCAAAAATTGCACGGCCCCAGTTGACGAAATGGCGGAGACGGTTCGAAGTTTACGGCCCCCCGATTCCTGAATCTTGCCCCCTGTTCCATGTGGAACAATTCCGAAAAAAGGGGGCGGAATCAAAAAAACTTTGCCTTGTAATCTATTGACCTTGAATCAGTTATAAGGAATCGTATTTTATTCTGAAAAAAAGACTTGAAGAAATAGAGAAAAGGCCGTTTAATAAAGGCAGTTAAGAGAACGAATTTCTTACAAAAAACTGAATACCAAAAAAATGAATACAGCAACCAAAGCAAAAAAAAGTTCCCCGCAAGATGAAGTGATGGAAATCATCACAGATAAAATGCAAGATAAAAACCTTGTTCCATGGTCTAAAAAATGGATCGGTTCAAGTAAGAACATCGGTTCAGTCTTTGCAATTCCGATGAACTTTGACACGGGCAAAGAATACGAGGGCGGGAATATCTTCATCCTCTTGATGCAAGGCTATAGTTCAAGATATTGGTTGCCATGGGGCGGGATCAAGAAATTAGGGGGCAAAGTAAGAAAAGGTGAAAAGGGTACAAAGTGTTTGAAATGGGGAATTGCGTGGAAAGATGAAAACGGCAAGCCCGTTTCTAAAGGCAAAGAAAACCCCGCCATTCATTCCAAAGTCTTTTACGTGTCAAAATTCGTTGTTTGGAATGCCGAACAAATCGAAGGAATTGACTTTCCCGATGAAGCCCCCGCCCCTGAATTGACCGAGACCGAGCGCAAAAATCAGGCAATTGCAAGAGCTGAGCAAGTTTGGACTAATTTCGAAAACCCGCCCGCCCTTGAAATGAAGCTAAAAAGAGACGGTCAAAGCCCTTGTTATTCCCCGTCAAGAGACCTTGTTGAAATGCCCTTAATGGAACAATGGAAAAATTCGGAGTCTTTTTATAAAACTTTATTCCATGAATTGGTTCATTCAACAGGCCATGAAAAGAGATTGGCCAGAAAAGAGATTACAGATATTAAAGGCTTTGGAACTCAAAGCTATTCAAGGGAGGAACTTGTCGCTGAATTAGGCGCTGCAATGCTCGCACTAATTACAGGATGTTGGGGAGAAGATGAACAGAACAACAGTGCAGCATATGTGAAAGGATGGATTTCTAAATTAAAAGACGATCCTAAAATGCTCTTGATTGCAGGGGGCAAAGCTCAAAGAGCTTGTGAGCATATTCTTGGATGCCCCTTGCAGGAATGGATTCCTGAATCCTAAACCTTGAACCTTGATCCTCTGCCCCTCTCAATGAGGGGGGCAGGAATCAGGGAGTCAAAAAGACGATCTGAATTAAACACTGAATAAATAAATAAATAAATAAAATGAATTACTCAACAATGAAAAAAGTTACAGATCTATTTGATAGTTTACCAAACTTCAACAGATACGGATATCATGGGGAGCCTGTAATGGATATCAAATATCTAGACAATGGCGAAATACACGAGATTTACTTCCCAGCGGGCCATTTAAAAAGATTCACGGCAAAAGTTAATTTAACAGACGGCCAAACTCCAAGCCCCAAAGAACAGACTTGGATACTTGGATACGGTTCAGAAATTACAGGCATATTTGTAACCTCAAAATAATTAGATCATGTTTATAACACCTGAAAAAATAGAAGAGATTTCGAACGAGCTGTTAATAAACTTTGAATTCAATTTAACAAGCGCATCTCGACTGCCTGAAATTGCCGAGACGGTTCAAGAATACATGGCCGACAATGGACTTCCAACAAGGCAAAGCCTCTGCCTTACGATTGCCAAGGTCATGAAATACAAGTGGCAAAACAGAACAAACAGCACCAAAAAAATAATTGAACAAAATAATTGACTAGCGGGGGCTTTGCCCCCTTAATATAAACCATCAACACAAAACTAAATTAAATGAATACATCAATACCAAATCCACCGAACGGAAAGAAATTAAATTGGCAAAAATACCAAGCTAATTACAGGCAGTTCATTCTTGAATCAATAGAAGCGGACGAGCTTGAAGAGCGGGGTTTTCCTGATTCCGAACAAGGCCGAATCGATTACATCAAAACCCGATTTGAGCGGGAAGGTTCAAGGGCATCAACAAGAATCGACAGCATAGCCGACTGGCTCCAAGGTTTAGCCCTCGATCTGCCTTTTTACCATGAAGAAATTTTGGAGCTATCTGTTTCAATGGGCAGTGCATCGCCTGTTATGACAGACAAAGAAGAGGAAAAAGTAATATCTAATTATTGGGTATTCATGGCGAATCAAATCAGCAAATTAATCTATAACTAAACATTATAAACGAACCTTAAACTAAACGAAAAAATGACAGCAGATAAATCAATCCAAGATCAGGCCGACAAAGTAATGCAATTCAGATCATGGACAAGTTACAGCTTAGAAGAATTAGCCTCTTTCGGGAGGCTTGGGCCTGATGCCGAAAACCTTAGAGGATGGGCAGACAATGCACTGGGGGCCGTGGAATCTATCGATCGATTAGACGAGAGGAATGCAGTAGTAGAAGAACTAGTAACTCGTGTAAAAAAATTAAACGATCAATAAAATTTGAACTTAAATAACTGAATACATGAAAGAAGAAATTATAAATATAGACGGCAACGAATACCATTATTTAGACGGTGGGCTTCATGAACTGATCGATGAGAACATGAGTTTCATTGAAAAAGAATGGGACAAAGCAAACGATTGGGAACATTCCCCGCTCGACATCTTCAACAAAGAAGGAATGGACGAGGACGAATTGAACGAAAAGGCATACGATGCCCGTCAATATTGGCTTGAGAAGTATTTAAAAGAGTCAAACAAGATCTACGTAGACCATCACGGGGATACCTTTATTAACTCAACCAAGTTAATGGAGGCTTAGAATGCGAACAGGATTTGTTGTTGAGACGATTAGAGAAGGATGCTCTTGTGACAAGCCGAGACATTATTTACTTGATGGCATGGACGAAGATCTTTTTCAAGATGCCACAGAAAATAACGACCATTTTATTGACGAAGGCCGACACGGTTATTGTCCTGAATGTAAAGAGGATCTTACAATAGACATTCACTTTGTAGTAACAAACAAGCAACAAGAAGAATGAACCCCGAACCCCGAACAATGAACGCTGAAGAAGCTAAAGAAGTAACCTTCAAACAGGCCACAGAGCTATCAGATCTGCAGGAGCATATCATAACTAATGTGGCTAAAAGAAAATGGAACAAGGAACAATTACACAAGGAGCTAGATAACCTTTATCTTCTTGGAATGGCACACGGTAACCAAATCGGAATGCCATTTAATATTAATACAACCAAACAGAAATGAATAGTCCTTGACTGGACAAAATAATTGAAGTAAATAAACACCATGAATATTATGAATAACGTGAATAGAGAAGTCGTGTCAGTAAAACCTACATGGGAAGGCATGGCTAAAATGTTAATCGTTCTTATGCAGAGCGATAAAGTTGACAATGTAAACTTCGCAAAAGAGGAGTTTATAAAGATGGGAGTTCACCTTGATGAACTTGAGAAGGCAGGTAAAAAAGTAGTCGAGGAGGTATCATCATGAGATACCTTTCTCACTTCATCACAATCGTTCTTGTAACACACACGGCCATCCTCATTTTCTTCGGTCTGATGTGGTACTTTTCAGACCTTGAACAGGCCCTTAGTAATGTAAGCGGATACCATGTTATACAAGACAATGGTATCGTTCACTTTCACTCGTTCAACCTGTTGCATTTCATGGCGATTACTTATCTCCCCGCTATGGTTATTGCTCCACTAGGATGCTTCGTTGATTGGCTGAACCGCCCCAAAAAAGTTCACCAAACTGCACTAGGAAAACCCCTTGCCGACATCAAACTATAACAATTCGACTCTGCCCTCAATGGAGGGGGATGTTCTTTCTGTGGGGTTAGAACATCTTTGGGGCAGAGTCACCTTCAATAAAATGAATATCCGAATAACAAGATACGATCACGCTAACCATTACGATAATGAGCAGTTGGGTTTGATCATACCCAAAGATAAAGAACGAACAGCATTTGCAACAGTGTTAGTATCAGACACAGATTTTAAATGTATCGATGTCTCACGAAGAGATGCCAAGGCATTACTCATTACAATGAGGAAAGGATCTATCCGATGAAATATTATCACAAGATTTTCACCAGAGGTAAGAACCAATACATTAATGATCCTGAACGCTACGTCGATCAGATCTATATTGTTGAGAGTGACAGCCCCCGCATCAAGGATGTCATCGAATGGATGGATAAGATTGTACTTCCCTTTGCTAACAAGGAGGGAGATGAGGAGAGAATCGTAGCGTGGTTAGACATGGGTGATCGATCTACTGTTGACGAGTTTCGAGATCAAATGCCTGACCTAGCAAGGGAGGGGGTATCAACCATTGGATGGACAACCGAATCTCACTCGACGATCTGCATGGGAGATGAAAAGTATGGAAGATGGGGACAACCCCGTCCTCTCTCCTCTCACTACCCCGTGCATAAAGTTTCAACACCTTCGTTATTTTTTGAAATGCATTTGGAAAATAATATCTTGGAGGGCGCACAATGAACATTGAATCCTTAATCATGGATGGCAAACGAGCTTACGCAAACTGGACGGACGCTGATCTGGAGCGGGAGCTAGAAGCATACAACAAGTGGCTTGATGAGAGGGCATTAGAAGCTCAACAAGCTATGGACGAAGACTTAGAATACCAAAAGCAATACTCATGAAAGAAGACATACTAGAAATACTGGACGAACACATCAATAACATCATGGAAATGATCAATGAGGAGAATGATAAAGACTTATCTCAAGAGATGAGATCTCAACTCATGTTCATGAAAGGACAGATAGAGGAGCAGTTAGAATCGGCTTACGAGAAATGATACTGACAGTAGTAATACTCTCTTGGATCATCGCTATCATCTTGGTGCTTAGATTCTTTGCAGTATCTTGTAAGCCACACGACAATCCATTCGACCTGTTACTTGAAGAACAAGAAGATGAAGAGGAAGATTACCTCGATTGGGAGATAGAAGAGTGTCACCGCTGTGGCAAAGAGAATGTTCTCTCCCCTGATGCTTCTTCTTGGTTCGATGAAGGATACATTCACGAATGGGAGGACGCTATATTTTGTGAGCGTTGTTTCTACGATAAAGGAAAGAACGGGCAGCCGTATCTGACCGACCTTGATGAAATGCAACAGAACCCTTACGACTATTTACCGAGAGGCTACTGACAAAATAATTGACAAATAAAACATAGCCTGTATATTAGGGCTTCAACAACTGAATAACAAAACTGAATATGACCAGACTAGAAAAACCAGTTCACCGTGAGGTGACAATAAACGGAGAAGACTTCATTGCTTCTCTTGATCCGTCTCTTGAATTTACACTTCGTAAAAAGAGACACAAGGCTACTTACCGTCAGAGTATGGCAAGCCTAGTAAAGGAACTTGATTCTTCACCAGAACCAGAGTTCAAACCAGACACAGTAACCGTTGCTCCAAAAGGGGTAAAGAGGACAACTCATGCCAGAGTAATGGCAACTGACCCCGCTTGGACTGCAAGTGAGATCAAAGCAAAGCTCGCTGTTTCCGATATGGATTACAAGCTGAAGGTCGAGGTGCTCAAAGCAATCGATGACCTCACGGCAATCGAAGATGAACTTGAATCCCGAACCCTGAATCTTTAATCATGTTAGTTAGAAAAATAGAGAAGGGTTTCTATGAAGTTATAGATGACCAGAACAACAACTACAGAATCGAAGATCAGAGGCGGGCGGAAAAACCAAACGGACTGATCGATCAATCAAAGTTAGCTTGTCCTAATCCACGAACTATCCTCCACGGGAGATGGTGTATCTATGAGCAATCAGAAGGTGAGTGGGTTTATCTCGATGATAATAAAACACTGAAGGAATGTCTTACAGTCATTGAGACTTGGGCAGCAGCATCTGAGTTAGGAACGTGAAGACATTATACCCGAAGCAAAAAGCAGCACACGATTTCTTTGTAAGCTGTTTGTCTGAAGGGCAGAACACCTTGGACAGCTCTCACATGGGGACTGGCAAGACAGTGGTAGGAGCACAAGTTGCCAAGACTCTTTTAGAGCAGGGCAATATTACTGGTGTTGCTGTTGTTTGTCCTAAAGCTGTGTTCCCCTCATGGGAGAACGAGCTAAAAGAAACAGGCATTGACCCATTGTTTATATCGAACCTTGAAAAGCTACGCACTGGCAAGTCCGAGTGGGTTAGTAAGGTGGGAAAGAAGACATTCAAGTGGAAGCTCCCGAAAGGAACTTTTGTTTTATTTGATGAGATACATAAAGCAAAGGGGCCTTGGACAATGAATGCCAACCTATTAGTAGGACTAACTAGATATGGTTATCGTATTCATGGCATGAGTGGAACCCCTTGTGAATCTCCGATGGAGATGAGACCCCTTGGATATATGCTTGGTCTTCATAGCAATGACAAGGCTAGAGGGAACAAGCTCAACTGGTTTCAATGGATGCGTTATCTGAAAGTTAAGGCGGGTTATTTTGGGGGCTATGAAATGTCTGATCCAAAATTTGCTTTGTCTGAATTGAGGAGAACAATGTATGGCAAGAACACACACGGTCTTACTGTTGCAGACTTCCCTGATTCTTTCAGATCCAACCGAGTGCTAGTTGACCCCATTAAATTTCACAACAATGACAAGATTGTGAAGAGTTACAAGGCCCTCAAGATGACCGCAGAAAGCGTTAAGGAATACATTGAAGACGGGAAGCTACCCGTTGAATGGCTTGATGAAGCGGACGAGATGACAATCCTCGTAAAGATCTTACGGGCCAGACAAGAGTGCGAGTCCTATAAAGTAAGAGACATCGTAACAATGGCTCAAGACGGAGTCGCAGAAGGATACAACGTCGTAGTGTTTATGAACTTCCAAGAAAGTCTTATGGAAACAAAGACCTTACTTGATTGTGAATACATTGACGGTTCAGTAAAACAAGAAAAGCGTAATCAAATCATACAAGACTTCCAAGAGGACAAGACAAACTGTGTGGTAATCAATGCTGCTACTGGTGGTACGGGTATATCACTTCACGACACTATTGGAAATCGTCCTCGCTTGTCTTTGATTAGCCCTAGTTTCAACGCCAAAGAATTCAGTCAAGTGCTTGGTAGGATTCATAGGAATGGAGCTAAGTCAGACGCACTACAAAAGGTGATGATTTCAGGTGGTTCGATTGAACAATATGTCATGAAGGCAATCAGTCGCAAGATGGACAACATGAACAAGATACATCACTCACAAGTCGGGGAGTTTACCTCCTCATATTACACAGGAAAAAACACATTTTAATATATGAAAGAACCAGAAAATACAACCGCAGCCGTACTAGATATTAATGATTTCAGTCTATCATTAAAAGCCAGACCAGATGAAAACCAAATGAACCCATCGGGGTGGAGCATCATAGCCTTTGCCCCGTCCGCAAGTATTCGTTGTGTCAGAGCGCATCAAATAAACCATCTTGATTTATTTATAAAAAGCATCTTGGCCCTTGTCGGGGACACACACATGGTTGATACGCACTATGAACTTGTTTTGGATACTATCCACAGAATCACTGGTGGCGTGTTTGATCATAGACAGAAAGAATACAAGTGAAAATAATCAGACAGATCGTAGACACAAGTAGATCTCCTATTCCCCACGCAGTAACTAGATACCTTTTTCAAGGTGAGGTTAATAACAAGGATTATGTATCCCCTGACACAGTAAAAGTTTTCTTTTTGTGTGAGAATGATAAAGGGGAAGATTTAGTGGGGCCAGAAATAACTAGCTCCAATAAATCTGCAAATGAACAGAAGATGCGTAACAGAGTGGCTGTTAATTTAACTAAACTCTATAGAAAAACCCATGCTAACGGAGATAATAAATGACAGAGAGATACAAGCTAGTGTGTTTCTATTGATATCTTTATTCATAATACTAATCACCTTAATAAAATACGAACTATGACCCTTACGGAACTACTAGAACTGCATCAAAAAACTACGGATAGATGCCGTCAGATAATGGAGCAAAAGAACAATGATTATACAGGGGGAAAGGAGGCGGACGATGTGTTTGCTAACTTCCGTTGCTCAACCATATTGGATGTGCATCCTGTAACTGGAATCATGATGCGTGTAATGGATAAGATCCAACGTATCAAAACCTTCACGAACGATGGACAACTATCAGTATCAGGAGAGACGGTGGATGATGCGTGTGAAGACATCATTAATTATGCCATCTTAGCGAAGGCAATGTTCCGTCAAGAGAGACAACAAGAAAAGCCCCCTATTGAGGGAGCTTGCTCTGATGAGAACTACAAGGCTCTCAAAGAGGAGATGACCGAAGTCATCAAGCAGAAGATACTTTAGTATCCTCCACCCATCCGCTTTGCAACAGCTTCAGTAAAAGAGTTTCTGCTCTTTTTCTTCTTAGCTGTTTTCTTCTTAGCGGATTTCTTCTTGTCAGGTTTGCTGTGGCCGTATCCTTTTTTCTTCATGGCTAGGTGTTGTTCGTATGTTTTTGCAGTGTATGCTTTACCCGTTTTCGGGTCGTACATTTTGTGTGGTTTGAAGTCTTTCTTTTTCATTTATCTATGTTGATGTATGGTTCTGTGTTCTTTTTTTCTATATACGCCCTTAGCTTTCTTAGCCTACTCAACCCGTTAGGGTTTTCTTCCACCAACCTTCTCTCAAGAGGCTTAGATAATATAGGGCGGTTCATATAACCTTGGCGGTTTAGCTGTAGTCTTTCTTTGCTTACCCCTTTTGATTTAGCTAGGCGTTCGATCTGTCCTTGATCAAGCCCTAGCTTTTCAAAGCCTCTTACAATTTGTTTGAACTCATTGTTTGAGAGCATCCTACTGTTGTAGTATCTATCATAGGCTTTATACAAAGCCTTGTCTGATAGAATTCCTTGCTGCCCCACTTTGTTACTAAACATATTGTTGTTGTTCCTGTAGTTCTCCTGATGTGCAATCAGGAATCTATTAAATCCAGTTACGAAATCTTGTTTGTGCGCTCGAAATGGGACTATCGATTTCATCAAGTGACCGAAAGCTGTATCAAAGAAGTTCCCTGTTGATTCTTTGGACAGGAAAGCATCATACGCCTGATCAGCAGACATGAGAGATCTAGGAGAAAATGCTTTCTCAAAGACGTAACTAGCTTTTCTACTGAGCCAGTCCTCCTCTCCATCCAATACGATTGGTCTACCATATTGGTCTTCATTTGTGAAGGCATCAACCATAGCCCCCGTTAAAATTTGCTCACTGTAGTAAGGCTTTAAGAATAGTTTCATGAATTCGAGTGAAGCCTTTCCAGCTCCCTCTCCTCTCATTAACATTTCAAAAGCTCTAACAGCAGGATCTTGGATGATGGCAAACGGATTTAGGTAAGTCATATCAATTGACCATGTTGCCCCATCATCATCTCTCCATACAAGAATACCCGCATCTTTCATCCATTTAGGAACCATTGAACGGAATGCTTTGGCTTCGTCTTCGTCATCTATTCCCCAAAGAAGCATCTGGGTTCCTTTAGTAAGGCCGATGTTAAGTGTTGTTGTTGTGATTAATCCCCTCATCCGCCTACGTCCTCTCTTCGCAATTTCGGGGTTATCACTCGCAACTTCTTTAGCTCCTCTAAAGATTCCGTTAACAAAAACTCTTGGGATATCTGCTGCGAATCGAACGTAAGGAGCGATGGCAATTGCGATGTTACTATCTGTTAAATCTTTGATAATCGGTAAGGCCCTACTGTATGACTGAGCTGTATCTTTTACGATATTCGCAGCCATGTCCTTCATGGTGTTAGTAGGTTCCCCATTCTCATCTAAGAGCTTTGCATACTTTCCGTTAATCTCACCCTTTTCTATCTCGTGCTTTGCAGCTTTAGTTAAAGTCTGCATCTCGAAATCATAGAGACCAACTTTGAAGAAACCATCAGCAGCAGAAGCAAGTTTTCCACCTGTTTGTAGAAGTATTGCGTTCGCTTCTTTAATTGCTTTGAATGGAAGAAGCCCCGCTGAAGTCACATTGACCCCCAACTTTGCCAAGGTTTCGATATGTTCCTCTGGAACTTTGATAGGCCCTTTCTTCTTATTAAGACCCGCAATAAAATTAGAGGCTGCTGCTACTTTATCCAGATCCTTTTGCAAACTTGCGTAGGATGTCTTTCCCTCCAACAGGTCTTGGAGTTGTGAAACTTCAAGCTCATCACCGTAAACATTTCTAGATCTAAGTTCCATTAGTTTGAAACTCAACTCTGACCCCCCTACTTGGTAGAAAATAGAGTCAGGGTTTTTAGTAAGGTAAGGAACATTAGCTCCTTTAACATCCTTGAAGAGATCTCCCATAACTCTATGAGCAGGATACCCTTGCATAGGCCCGAAGAACAAAGCGTTACCAATTATGTTTCTTATGTAGAAAGCAGGAGACCCAAGCGTCTTGTAAGCAAGGGATAGACCCACCGCTTTTTTAGTTCCTCGCATTATTTTCCCCTGCAATTCTGCCCGTTCATTCAGTGGATCTGTGATGTCCGCTTTCTTCTTGCCACCCAAAAGATCTGTTATGTTGGAGGCCACTTGTTCTGGGACATACATCCCTGCTAGGGGATTAGTTTCACTACTTAGATCAACTAGCTCTACCCAACCAGAATATTTTCTATCTGCTTTTGGTCTCGCTCTGTCTTCAAAATATTGTTCTGAACTAACCATCCAAGGATTATCAGATTCGACTTCCCCAGTCTCTGGATTAACGCCAGTCCCTAATGCTTTGAGTTTATTAAAGAACGCCTGATTAGAAAGTAAACTAGCTGTGTGGTTCAGAGAGTAGCTGAGATTATAAATGCCTGTGTCTTCTCCATACTCTCCGAGTAATTCCCTGATGGGTTCAGGTATGTTTTTCTTATCATTGATTGATTCGACAATCTTTTTAAGGGGATCGGTTTCACTGAATCCTGCATCCTGTAACACTAAATCCTGCTCCCCGAATGTTCGTTGCGATTGCTCAAACTTCTTTTTGGCTTCCGCCCGTGCATATCCGTCGATGAAATCGTCCACCATAGCGGAGGCTTGTGATTGCATTTTAGTATTTTTAGCAACCATTTCATCCCTCACTTTAGCTTCAGCTTGCTCTTTAGTTAGAGCTTCAGTATCCTGCAACTGCTGAACTCTTTGTTTCTTCAATTGCTCAAAGAAGTAAGCTGCTGCTCGTTCACGAACATCCGCATATTCATCAGACTCTTTAACTTGTTTGGCAAAGTTACGGTCTTCAAACATTCTATATGACCTAGTCAGGTACAGACCTCTGTTGAAATCAAAAGCCATCTTCAAATCTCCTTCTTTCATAGTAGGCCCGAAGATTTCCATCGCCTTCTTTGAGAGCTGATCTTGAAGTTGCCTCATTTCTAAAACGAGGTTGTACATATCGGGAGATATCTTTAACAAATCATCAAGAGCTGCATCTCTCCTAGCGAACTGTTGTTTACGATTCTTTTCCCGTAGTTCTAAAATCTTTTTATCTTTCTTAATCTGAGCCAGAGCAAGTGCGTCATCTTTTTCAGCACCCGACTTTCTATTAGCTTCAGCGATAGCTGCATTATACTCTGCATCAACAATATCTTTTTGAGGTTCTGTTAAGTTTGATCCCTCGTTAGTTCCTGAAGCTCTAGCTATAAGTTCGGCAGGGATGTTCCCTGTTTCTTGTCCTGTTACAGTGCTGAGTCTTTCGTTTTCTCTTTTAAGTATTCTGTTGTGCTTCTGTTGCAGCTTTTCAACGAGACCTTTTGTCTCCCTAACAAAGGCTTTGTTCTGGTCGTAGAAGTTAACAACTCTTTTGTCAGCTTTACGCACAAAGGTTTTGTATAACCCTCTTCGTATCTTGCCCATCTTATCAAACTCGTAGTCTTCACTGAACTCAGTCAGAGGGACATCAAGCACCTCAAGCCAGTTATTAATATCCTTTTCTTGCATCTCAACTTCGTTGAGGAAAGAAGGAATCTTAGAGTCTTGACTAAATTGAGAGGGTGTATCGGGGGTAGGAGCCTCACTCTCTTGTCCTAAAACAACAGGGGTAGGAGAGGTTTGTTCTATTAATCTATTTCGTAAACTAGCACTATCAGTTTTAGCAGTCGGCTCTAGCATATTAGTATCAATAGCTTGCTGCATAAGTTGCTCCACAACTGCATAAGGGTTGCGAGGATTGTGGGTCATGATACTGTCAGCGGGCCTGTAGTTCAGAGACAAAGCCCTGATCTCTCTTACAGTATTATTAACTGCTTTCCTCATCTCAGGAGAAACATCTTTCAATGTCCTGTGATATGTGAGTTTACTGAGGAAGGCTTTCATGTAAGTTATGAATAGAGGAATCAAAGAAGGATTCGTTCTAAGGAAAGCAATCTGTTGAGCTGTTGTTGATCCCGTAGTGGACAGCTCTGTGTGCCTAGCAATCGCTTTCTTTGCTAAGTCGAACCTCTCTGTAGCAGAGACCTCTGGGTCGGAACTTCTAAGTCTTTGAAAAGCTGCTTCTTGCTGATCCAAGGGATAGTTTTCTCTAATCTCTGCCTCGAATTCTGAGTCCGTCATGGACTTAGTTATGTCTGCATACTGAGCATCAGTAATCATCGCATCTGCTGCTGCTCTACCGACTGCTTTATTTATAATAATTCCAAGGGCGTGTTGTCTCCTTTGAGCATCCATCCCATCTGCCCCTTGCTCGGCTAAGTAGAGTGCTGCTCTTTTTGGATTTAAAACGATAGCTCCTGTAGTGCTATCAACACTAGCAATCTCTGGGTTTGCTTCATCAACAACGATGTTGAGTTCGCTTGGGACATAACCCATAGCAAACTCAATAACTTCTTTAGCCCTTTCCTCCAACTTTTCGTTGATGGCTGATTGCTCTGCCATGCCCATGTCCTTAGACATATCGTGGAGTTCAGACTGACCCCTGTGAATGCTTCCTGCAACCTGACTCGCAAACCCTGATTTAGTTGAGGGCTGTGGGATATCTGCCCTTTGAGTAAGATCAAGTGCTTGCCCAAGAGCTATTTTTAATTCTTTCCTCTTAACGAAAGGAATCAATTTAGCTAAAGCATCAATAGCTTTTTGGAAGAGGTTGAGTTTACCCTTCGCAGGTATGATGCCATTGAGAAATCTTTGGAACTGAGGATCAGTTAATATATGAGTTAAGAACTCATCTAGGTTTGAAGTACCATATTCTAAGTTAGCTTTACCAGACTTACGGGCTTTCTCTTTTGCGAGCCTCAGTATCTCTTCAAGGTTGGCAATTGCTTCATTCTGAGCAGGTGTTCTACTTTCTGGTGGTGCATTGAGAATGTCATTAGTAAACGCATGGAGATACTCGTGGATTAAAGTATCCGCTACACCTCTTGCTCCAGACCTATTTGTATTAATTAGTACAGTTCTATTCCCGTTACCATCAACATAATATAGCCCCGAAAAGTCCGCAGGAGTGCCGTCTATGACGAATTTTATTGAGCGTATGAAGTCTTTATTCCGAAGTAGAGCTTTTGCTAAAACCCTAAGTGGTTTAACACCTGACTCAGCAATCTCTTCGAGAGCATCAATTACAGATTGAGGATCATCATCTCGCAATCCTAACTCATCTATCTCTTCGAGGTTATCTTTGATGATCTTTCTTCTGCTGCGTCCGTCATTTATCGCTCTCTTCTTGTAAGCAGCAGCTCCTTTTCTAACTTGCGTATAGAAAGCCTTAACATCCCCATACGAAAGCATGACATCTGGCCCAACTAATCCTTGTAGTTGAGACTCTATTAAAGTGTAGAAGGAAGCATCGGTATTTAACGAACCCTGCAATGAAGGACTGGTAACACCCAACAAAGTAAGAGCATCTTTCATGTCCTGCCCTAACTTATATTCAGGGTTAATGACATCCAGATTACGGCTACTGAGTTTCTGTTCTAGAACTGATGCTGGTTTATTTGTTCCACCCCTTGAAGCTAAGAAATGAACAAGCTCTACGGCTACTTGTTCTGCTGAATATTTGGTGGCTACCTTCTTCCCATTATGATACTCATTGTTAAGCAGATCTTTTACATCTCTTCGGAGACGGCTATCTAACCTAATCGCGGTTGCTACGTCATCAATTTTGGAAGAGATAAAAGCAGCTAGTTTTGATTCCGCAATAGGTGGGATCGTTGTAACAGCGGGGGGGATAAAGTGATCTTCTTTTTGCTTCTCTGCATCCATCAAGTCTGGACGCTTATGAATATCTGAATCGGGATCAATTAGAGTGGCTACATCACGAATAGATTTTGAGTTCCTTTCTGATTCTACCTTGTTAAAGAAACTAGCATTCTTGATAGCAGATGTTTCTAAATTTAAAACAAAAGATGGACTTTGCTCAGTCAATCTAAGGTATGCGTTTCTTATTTCGAGTGCTCCTCTTTGTTCTTTACTAAGATTCTCAAAAGGAACTGCCCCTGCATCAACCTCATTACCTATATTTATAATCTCTGATATCGACTTATCCTTTATCAACTCAGGATATAGTGATCCATATTCCTCTCTTACAAAGGCTAGTGCATTCTCCTCCTTCTTTAATGAGGTGGTAGGTTGAGTTTGGGAGAGAGATTTGGCTTGGTTATAAATCTGCTCTTGCAGATCTAAACTCATCGTTATAGCAGCAGCGTCTAAATAATCTTTACTTAAAGTAGGTATAGAATCTTGAGCTAAAAACTTTCTAAGTGCTGGTAAATTTTTAGCCTCTACGAGAAGCTCACCCAAACTTATCTTTGTCGGCTTCTTTCCTGAAGCAACACGGAACGGGCTTACGATCTTAATGTCTTTGACATCATTTAAATCTACCGTGTTTTTAAGAGTGTTTACTCTTCTTATCTTGTCCTTAACTGGTGTGTAATTTGTTTCGTGAACCGCGATCTTTGTTACTGGAGTCTTAGCCGAGACCAGTCCTCCTTTTACAGGGATCATGATATCGGAAACAAAGTAATCAGTTCCTATTTGTTCTACTACAAATGATTTGTTTAAATTAGGGTTCGTCGCTTGATCTTCAGTTAAAGGAATAGCAACATTGTTTTGCAACAAAGTAAGCATCCCTGCAGGATCATTATTAAATACACCCCGCCCGTCTTTATCAATTACGACTGTCCCCGAAGGAGCTAAAGTGTTTGGTAGTCTTACCCCACCTTGTTGTCTTTTGGGGTTTAATGTCGGGTATCTTTCGGCAATCCGTTCTTTGATTACTTTTTCTACAGCTCGAAGATATTTCTCATCTGTTCTTTCGAGGTTAAGACCCAATTGTTCTAGGTGATTTTTAATATCAGCAACTGGGAATCCTTGTTCAATTACCTCTTCTAACTTATCTAAATCTTTCTTTGTTACCTTGGCAGGTTTAGCTTCTTCCGCTATTTCTTTTTCCCTGTCTTTGTTTGCTTGAGCAATAAGTTCACCTGCTGTGTCTGGGTCAAGCATACGACCAGCTTTTACTGCTGCTTCAATTTCGTTTCGCCTCTTGTCTCGTAACTCTGGCGGAAGCTCTTCAAGAGCTGCCATCTGTACGTTGTATCTTCTTTCTAAAACTTCTATGTCATTGACTGTGTCTTGATACTTCTGTTGAGGAGTTCTTGGGGGCCTAGCAGATGGATTGCTGTTGGTGACATCAGCATTAGCGGAAGCCTGATTAGTGTCGGTTTCGGTAACGCTATTAACAGCCTCACTAGCCGTGACTATAGGAGAGGATTCGGCTTTAGTTCTTCCCTCTTCTTTAGAATCATTGATGATCTTTTGGTTGTCATCTTCTTTTTGATTTGCCTCAAGATCTCTCTTTAGCTGCTCTGCTTCTTCTGCAACTTCCTGTTCAGTTGGTTTCGCTTCTTCAGGGTCTGGAGCTGTCTCAGTCTCAGCCTCTTCTTCTTTTGCGTACTTAGCTCTAACTTGCCTAATAACCTCCGCATGAGTGTTAGGAGCTGTCGCTTCTAGTTCTTCAAAACGCTCTAGATCACCCGATGCTTTTAACAATTTCCTGAACTCAGTATCAACTGTTTGCTCTGCTTCTTGCATAGCTTGAGCATCTACCCCCCTTACAGGAGCTAAGTTTTTTACACCCTTACTGATAGCGGGAGCACCAGCTCCTAAAAAGAAACCCATCTTAGCACCATGCCAAGCACCCGTTGCTTTTTCTAAGAAAGAAGTATCTTTGTCTGTCCAAGCGTCTTGGATGATTGTGTTCGCAAATTCATCAATACCTTCTTCTATTCCTTCACCAATACCACTCTTACCTATTCGCATTGATGTACCGATCAAACCTGTTTTCATTGTTGATGCAACAGCATCGGTCATCGCCTTTAAGAAAGCCTCGTCTGAAGAGACTCGACTCACCATTCTATCGGTAGCTACTTTTAGTTGTTTAAGGCTGACTCCTGCAAGGAACGCATTCTCAACACCCCCGAACATACCGTTACCTATCTTACCCATTGCAGCGGTTATAAGACCTGTAGTTGTACCCGCAGTTATCATCGCCTCAAAACCTGCTTTGTGGGCTTCTTCTTTTACCCTTTCTTCACTCCAACCCTCTACCCATTCACCATTAACTTGATACTTATTTGTAAAGTCATCAGTTATAGTTTTGTAGACAGCACCATACGTCATACTACCTGAACGCATGGCTGCGGGAACAAACGTAGCCGTTCCAATTCCCAGTGACTTAGCTAGTTTACTGTTGTAGTTTTTAACCGCAGAAATCATTTCACGGTTAGACAAACCTTTTAATGTTCCTGCTGCCTGTAATCTCTTTACAGCTTGTCCTGTGGTTTCTTTGATTAGCTTACCTGAAGCATCTCGTTTGATTTGCTGCTTCAAAGCAGTGTTAAAAGTATTTTTCAATACCGCTCTAGCTGTGGCAGTCGCACTTGTTTTTGCCGTGAAGTAACCCGCTGCTGCAGCTACCGAAGTTCCACCTGAAGGAACGGCAAGAAGCCCTGCCGTAAAGGTAATCGCACCATCAACTATAAGTGGGGCAACCTGCTCTAATATTTGTTGCCCCATTCCTGCATCTTGACCAAAGATTTCTCTCATCTGATTTAGATGAGCTTGGTCTTTGGCATTCTGTAGGAGTCCTTCTTTTCCATACTCCGAACCAAACAAAGCACCCACCCCGTAAAATAGAGTAGAAAAACTTTGCCCAATACTTTGACCAATACCCGCCAACCCCAAGTTGGGATCTTCTTCCTTTACAAATTTCTCAAGTATCTCTGCTTGAGTAAGCCCTGCTTGTCTTCCATCCAATTCAGCAGCTTCAAACTTGTCTTGATAATTCTCGTCTTCCCTTAAAATTTTACTGCGAGTGGAAGCTAACAATTCGTTTTCCGCCTGTCTTTTTGTGTCCTCTATCTCAATTTCTTCCTCACTAAATCCAGACTGTTTAAGAGCTTTTCTAAACATCTCTGGCTTGAGAGCCATAGCTGGTTGAACAAAAGTCCCCTTGTAGTTTCTTCGAATAACATTTTGTTTTAGATCATCTTCATCATCCGTAAAGATAAGAGTAGGGTCTAAAGTTTCTGATCCATTGGCTGCAATCTCTACAACCATATCATCAACAACATCTTCTAAGACTTCTCCACGGATACCCGTTCTCTCAGATAATTCTGCTATAAGTTCTTGTCTTGTTTCTTCTACCTCATCCTCATATTCTTCCCGCAAAGCCTCATATCTTTGGTAATCCTCAGACTCTTTCTTTTCTTCCTCATCAAAAGTCAACCAGTTCCAACCCTCTCTTATATTTGATCCTGCCCAAGTTAATACTTCACCAGTAGAATCAAAGCCTTTGCGGAGCATACCCCAAGACTTCTCTTTCCCCAAGCTAGTAGCGAGAGCATCAAACCGTGCTCTAATCTTTTCATCTCTGAGATCATCTTTAGGGTCTAGAAAAGGAAGAATTTTTTGTTCTGCCCTCTGCCTTTGATCTACTTGATAAAACTCCAAGCCATTCTTATCTGCTTGGACTTCTTTAAATTTTCTTAGAGTAAAAACATCTCTAGGGACTACACCGAAATCTCTACCTTGCTCAAGGACATCCGCTTCCGTAGAATTCTCGTCAATTTTCCCACCAAGAAAAATACGCTGTCCTTCTTTAGTGTAATAAACACCTGCCCCTAGCTGATCGTTTTCGTATAATTCTGTAATGAAGTTCTGTCTTTTTTGACGAGCAATTTCATGAACTTCGTTAACATTAATGTCTTCAGGTATCTCCTGTCCTGTCTCTAAAGCTTTTGCATATCGTAGAATTTTTTCCTGTTCCCCTTCTTCAAAGTCCATAATTGAACTTCCTTCAGCCATGTTGTCCTTAATAAAAAGAACGTCTTTATCATTAGAAGGGAGAACACCTGAAAAACTTAGAACAGCTTCACCAACTTCTGCTTCGTTGAGGGGGTCTAATATTTTATTGTCGATCAAAGAGTTTTCAAACTCTTCTTGGAAAAGACCTTCCATTTCCTCATCATACTTCCCTGCTTTGATATACTCTAAGCGGAGATGATCTAGGTGTTTAGTCCTCCCCTCTAATTCATTTTCAAAGGAATTTTGAGTGGCCCATATATCGTATGGCGTTGGGTTAAATGAGCCTGTCGGTTTGGTTTCGCTTGGGTCTGACATAGCAGAAGCAATATGTTGAGTGTTTTATTGTTAAGGATTTATAAGGTTTTTTAGTTCTGATCTTTTTGAATCTTTTTGTTGTTCTTTTTTAGAAGTTGGCCGTTTGGGTTTTGAAGTTGCGGGTACTCCCCCCAGTTCTCTAAACCTAGCATTCAAAAATTTATTCTGATCCATCCTCAGTTTAGTAAGTTTTTTAATAAGATTAGAACGAGCATCATTAATGCTTTTATCTAGCTCTTCCCTAGTTGTCCCACTAAGTGTTGCTTCTGCATCTGTTCCTTCTCCAACAACCAAACCTTGGAATGGCTCTAGTGCCTTGGCTTTCTCTTGGTTAGTCATGTATGTACCACTCTTTACAGCATCTCCTACTCTTTTCTGAATGTCATCCAGATCATTTAGAGATAGCTTCCCAGCCTCAAACTGGTTACTAAACATTTGTTTAGTTAAGGATTCCTTTTCTTTCCTTTCCCGTTCTAATTTTTCAGCTTGGTTTTTCTTAGCTGCAAAACGAGCGGTTCTAACATTAGCTTGTTCTCTTGGAGAAAAGTCTTCCCCATCATCTGAGTCAGGACTTTTGTAAAAATCTTCTAGCTCCTGAACTTGCTCATCTGTTTCATAGCTAAATAGCGAATTAATATCAAAGCCTGTGGTATCCAACCTCTTCTTTTGTTCCTCTTCTTCCTTACGTTCTTTGACCAACTTTTCGTCTCTCTGTTTCATCTTAGAAGCGAGGAATCTATTCGCAGCAGCAGCGGATTGTTGTGCAACTTTACTGTTGGCAAACACTTCAGGGTTCTGAAGTTGAAGGATATTCAATTGTTCTACTCTCTCAAACTCATTCAGTTGATCATTCTCCACAATGTCTTGAATGGGTTTCAATAATTCTTCTGCTCGTATATCGCTGTCTCTCTGCTCTCGGAGGGTTTTCTTTCTCTGCTTAAATTCAAAAACACTTGTCTCGTAAGCAAGGTCAGAAGCCCGTTCTTTTTGGAGTTGCCCGCGCAACTTTACCATCAAATCTAATTGGGGCATGATCTGTTGATCAGCCTTAGCATTAAGAAATGCTGACTCGGTTCTTGTAAAACCAAAGTTATTTCTTTCGGGAGCAATGTCCCTTTCAAAGTCAAAGAGAGATTCAGACATTATGTGAAGAGTTTAAATTCTGGATCTTTAAGTTCCTGCTGTGTTTTAGCAATCAAGAGCTGAGTCAATCCTCTGTTCATATCTCTTATTTCCCTAGCTCTACTTGAGTCTTCTTCCATCTGTCTGCGTAAAGCAGGGGTTGAAATTGCGGGGGCCATTGCTTCTGGCGAACGCGCATAATCAAGAGCAACCGCTTCAGCAGCTCTAGTGAATCCATCTTTCTGTAGTTGTTTAGCTAACTTCAATCTTTTCCTCCTAGAGTATACTTCTCGTCTCGACCCAGAACCCAAAGTTCTATTTGGGTCATTCGCTCGCGCAAAGAAATTATCATAATCTCTTTTACGTTTTGCTTCTTCGTTAAAGATTCCACGCTCTTCTTTTACTTCCCTCTCGAAAGCGGTAGGATCAATATCAAGATTTGCTGCTTCTCCTCTGAGGATACCTATTTCTTTGGCTAAGTTTTTTCTAGAAAGACCTCTACCAAAAGCCTCAGTGATTCTTCCCCTGAGCATTTTCCTTTGCTCTAGATTATCTGAAGCTGCTAACTCGGCTTTTCTCTCTTGTTCGGCTAACCGAGCTTCCCTTTGAGGATTTGATTCAAACCCCGCTGCTTCCAAATTGGCATCGATCTCTGCTTGGTTCTGTGATAGATCCATGTAGTTCTTAGTGATATCATCTTCCTCTTCGTCTTGAGAATCTACGATGCCTAAAAATCTTTTGACCCCACTTGAAGCAGGATTTGGAGAACTTTTTCCTTCTATAAAAGATTTGTATAAATCAAGTACAGGTTTATTTCGTTTTAACGAATCAAAGACAAGAGAATTGGCAAGAGAAGTAACCGACATAGCCTAAATTTAATGTATTTTGTATTAAAAGTCAATCGATGAGGGTAGCCTCAGCGTTTTGTAAAGCACTACTTAAAGTTTTTATAGTCGTTCTTCTATAAGGCATTGCAGAATTTGTCGTGTCGGGTGGGTCAACCGCTACTAATCCCAGCCTTTGCCTTGCACAATCTAAGGCTAAAAAGGCTGCGTCTGCTAAGTCAGGACTCCTACCAAATCTAGCTTTGAACTCTGGCTTTGATTCAATCTTCATGCGGAGACTTCCACTTTTTACCATGTCGTAGTTTCTTTCAGTTATTTCTTGGGCTAGATCTGAATTGATTCCGAAGATTTGCTTTGTTCTCATCAATTCTTTTCCCACGAACCAAAGCTCTGACACTCGGTTTACATACAAATCTAAACCAACTTTTGGGCTATTAGCACTAACACGTTTATCACTCGCTTTTCCCCCAAACGAAATACGCATGAACTTGTTTGACCACTCTCCTGCCAGAACATCACAGAAAGGAGCACCCGCTCCCGTGGCATCAACGCTTACATTCTCTGGCAAGATCTTTAGTTTCAAGCACTTATCTTTTATCTGCTGAACTATTTGATAAGTTCTTGGAACTGCTTTGTTTGTGGCATCGTCGTTTAAGTGAATGGCCTCACCAAACTCTATAACATATTGACCGCCAGTATCATAGCCACATTTAGCAGTGTATAAAATTGTTCTATCTCCACCGTTTGTAAAAGCAGGGTCAATACCACATAGATTTACAGGTGTCCCTTGCCACTCTACTTTCTTCATGGCTCCACTAGATGTGATCTCATTCTCAGTATATATGCCTGTGGTCTCATCACTGTCGAAAAAGACCGCCCTGACCATTCGCATATACCCCCTGCTTTCGACTCCCAGTAAAGCTTTGTCTTCAACGAGTTTTTCCTCCGTTGGTAGCCAAGGATAAACAGTTTCCCCCGCCAGAATATTCGGAGATTTTTCCCCGTCTAAGCGTAGATATTTCCCTTGCCACTTTGTATCCCATTCATCATCAAGGTTTGTATCCACACTATCCCAACCATCTTTGGGCGTAGACCAAATACCGAATGCATCAAACCTGCTATTAGGGTTACTCATTCCTATCATCTGGAATGATGGGTTTTTAGAAAGGTTTGTAAGTCCTGCATTTAAGATAGCTTCAGAAAGTTCTGAAAGCTCATCCCCTATCAGGATCACTCTTTTCTGTTTGATACCAATAAATTTTCCGACAGCTTCTTTAGTCTTGCTCTTTTCTGCGGAAATCAAGGAAAGCCCCGCTCTTTCGATGAGTGTTCCTTTCTCATTAATGTAAGCTGCGTTTCCAATTGAATCCCGAATCTTGATTGGTGCATCATCAATCACAGACAGCAAAGACATTACACTACCCCAGATTCGTTTACGGGCTTCGCGAAGCGTGGTGGATGTCATTAGAACCAGTGTATCTTGTGGTTGGCATAACCAGTTAATGATACCCCAAGCTGCCATAGTGTGAGACTTACCAGAAGAAGCAGATCCACCAACAGCAAGGTATTTATTCTCTAGAGCTGCGCGAATCATGAGCGTAGCCCAAGGATGACGAACCATTAATTTTTCTGGCAACTCATCATTATTCCATAGCTCATCGCATATTCTCCAAAAATAATACTCCCTCGCTGCGACAACTTCGTGGTTTGCAAACCCGTATAGAAGTGCAGTAAGCAAGCTAGTTGGTGGAATTTTAAAACCACCGACATCCATACTTTTGGTTGTAGGATCTATTCTTGGTTCCAGTAACTGCTTGCTCCTTTGTTCGTTTAAAGCCATAATTATTATAAACAATAAATCAGAAAAAAATGGGTATCAATTCCAAACAAGAAATTCAAGAACGTGCAGTCGAATTGTATAATTTAGACTGGAAGACAAGTTCGATTGCGAAGGAGTTGGGTGTTCATGCAGGAACAGTAAGACGTTGGTTTAAAAAAAGGGGGATACCAGCCAGAAAAAATGGTCTGGAGATGTCGGAGAAAGTGCAACATGAACCTGTAGCACAACAATGCCAAGATAAATTAGGGCAAGACATAGAGCAAAACTTAGAGAACATGACCGACGAAGCTGTTCTTAGAGCAAAGCATGATGCTCGCATGGAAGAAGATCAAACGATGATGGAGATCGCAGATAGTCAAAGTAGTCCCGCTGATAAATATCAGCACTACATCGCTGCTGCGGGAATTAAACTTTTAAGGGACAATATGAACAACTTAAAAGGGCCTAAGACAGTGAGAGAACTATCTGAGTTAGATCAACTCATAAGAAGAAATTTAGGATTAAATTCTAAAACAGGAGGGGGAGCATCTAGTAAAATGCAGATAGATATATCTATTCTTAATAACAAGAAAGCCGATAGAGGAGAAGGAACCATTATAGACATTGAACCAAATGATAAATAATTTTGACAACTTCTCTTGGCATTATGACCCCAAAAAAGATCCTTATAATAAAAGGAGTCTGACTCCCAGTAATGGGAAAGAACAAAGTTTTGCGGAGGTCATCTTCTTTCATCAACTAGAAGACGCTTTAGTTGGTATAGTGGAACTAGCAAACGGGCCTCCTGTTGCGTGTTATAGCAGCTCTATTGCGAAAGCAATATTACAAGAGGAACACGGTTTATCTGAAGAAGACGCAGGGTTTGCTTTGTCTCAACTAATCGACTGCGACTTAGGCCCCGCAGCTCCGTGCTTTTTGGACACAAGTATAGTAGAAAAGTAATGACGTTGTTCAGAGACAAAGAGCTTATTCACAACCCCAAAGTGATCATAAGAAAAGATGATCCTTTGAAGGAAGACTTTAGTTTCTCAATCAAACAACTAGAAGGAGCGTTCTATAGAGTTCTACCATCCACTGCAAAAGAAGTTTTCTTTTTACAAGCTCTCCCCAAGAATGTATTTATATACGCTCCCGCAGAAGGGGACGGTTTAATCATTACTTTAAATTTATTTTGATCATAGGAATAGACAACGGATTAGACGGAGGACTTTGCGCTGTATCTAAATTCGATGGGTCGGTTATAGACAAGATTGTAATGCCCACAAAATGGGTTCTCAAAAAGAGAGAAGTAGATACTCGTGCTTTAAAGAAATGGATTCTGTTTCTTAACACACCTTTTACTATTGCCATCGAAGAGCCACTAGCTCATGCAAAGAGTTCTCAAGCTGTAAGGTCTATGGCGTTGTCTTTTGGAAAGATTGTGGGAATGGCGGAAGCAAATGAATATGATGTCCAACGAATATCTGTTCATAAATGGCAAAAGAAAATGTTGGGATTCATTGGGAAAGGAATGACCAAGCAAGCTGCTATCGCCAAAGCAGAAGAGCTGGCCCCAAAAGAGTGTTGGTTAAAAAATAAAAGGTGTCGTAAACCCCATGACGGAATGGTCGATGCATTCCTTGTTGCCCGTTATTACAGGGACACACAAAAAAATTGAAAAAACAATTGACCTAATTCTAGGTTTGCTCCACAGTGCGTCTGATGAACATACCAGACCACGCTGACAGAGGACACGCTGAGTTTTCTCCGTCCTCCTTAAAATACTGTGCGGGTTGCGCTGGCTACAAAGGTAGAGAAGGTACTAATGCTGCTGCTGAAATGGGTACTCGTATCCACGAAGCTATAGAAATTTTAGATCCATCTAATCTACAGTCTGAAGAAGAGATTTCTATTTACGAAGAAATCATTGCTGACCAGACTGAGTATTTGAAGAACTACGAAGATAGAGATCTATCTGAGACTCACTCAGAAATTATCCTCGATATAGAATTGAAAGGAACTTCTACCTTTGGAACCTGTGACCATCTCAGCATATATGGGGAAACAGAGGGGGTGTTGATCGACTACAAAACGGGTATCAGTAAGATCGACACTCCCAAAAATAATTATCAAGCTCGTGCTTATACAATAGGGTGTTTCCAGAGGTTCCCTAAATTAGAAAAGATTGAATTCGTATTTTTCATCCCACAACGGAATGAAATCTTATCTGACACTTTTAGTAGAGATGAATTAGAAGACCTTATCGACGATCTTTCTTCTGTCATACTCGAAGCAGAAAGAGTTAGGCCAAAGTGGGATAATGGAACTCCAGAATTGGGAGAGCTTACGCCAACGGTTAATTGTAGATTCTGTAAGTTTGAAGACATTTGCCCTGCTCTTGGGGGACTTGTTGTAGAAGTTGCTAAAAAAATTAACCCACAACTTCCTGATGTTGATCTCGATTCTACGGAAGACCCAGAAGTTATAGAGCAACTGTGGGCTATACAAAAAATCGTTACCAATTGGGCGGACGGATTTAAGAAAAGAGCAATCAAATTAGCTCAAGAAGGTCTGGAGTTCCCTAACCTTCGCCTGAAACAAATGGCGGGTAGGCGTAACATTACAGACAAAAAGAAATTTATTAAGCTGGCTAACGACTTTGGATTGGACAGCGATCAAGTCTTAGAACAAGTTTCCATCCCTCTCGCGAAAGTGGCGAAGTCAATCGGTGACAAAGCCGAGAGGGGACAAAAGCAAAACAGATCCGATGAGTTTATGCAGAGATGCAATGACCAAGGGATCATCGAAGAATCTCCCGCAAGGCATACATTGTCTTGAGGATAACAAGAAACAAGAAACTAGAAACAAGAAACTAGAAACATGAGTAAAGAAACTGAACTAGCAACCCAACCTGTCAATGCACTGTCAACAGCAGCACTGCCAGACACAATCGACGCTTCGGATATTGACATCCCTCGCGTGAACGTAGTCCAAAAGACTAGCGACATTACTTGTCGCGATGGCGAACCCGCTCCTTACGGGTCTATCGTCCTAGATAAGTCTATTGTATTAGCCCAGCCAGAGACGGCTATTAAAGTTGTTCCTTTGATTGCAACAAAGCAATGGAGAGAGGATATCCCTTATGACTCTGACGATGTCCCCAGAATTGCGGGGTCTGAAGCAGAGAAGAATCAACTAGCTTTGGATAGCGAGTATAACCTCCTTGAATTTGCTGAGATCACTTTCCTCTTTGAGGGGGATGATGATGTTGAGGCTTTCCCTCTTCCGCTAGGTAAGAAGAACTACGCTATGGGTCGCATTAATGTAGCGAAGGATGCCTATAGGCAGACCTTCAAAAGGTTGACTACCTTTGCTGTATTTAACAAGACTACACCAATTCACACTAGGTTGTGGAATCTTACTTCCTCTGCTATCACCAGAGGTAAGTATTCATGGTTTGCACCTTCTCTTGCTATTACGCAAGATGAGCCAAGCAAAGAAGTAATCTCATTTGTGGAAGGGTTTATGAATCAGTAATATGGCTACTCTTACACACCAAGAAGTTTATGAGGCTGAAATCAAAGCCATGAAGAAAACGATTCAGGAGTTAGAGTCAGTTCTGGAAAATTCACAGACTGCTTTGACTGCTAATAAAATTCTTTTACAAGGGCTTGAGAAGAATCTTCAGGATATCCATAAGGAGACTTTTTTGGAACTTGCTCCTACAGAGGATTATGTTGAAGGAAACAGCCTACATTAATCTGGTAATGCGTCGGTGTTTATATCACACTGGTTAGTCATCCGCCCTTGGGTAAGCGCATAAAAGCCCAATAACATATACCCCGTCCCCTATTAGCATCATTGCTCACTAATTGGGGGCGGGGTAAAGTTAAATTATGGAAACTTTTGCTTTAGATTACGAAACCTACTATGACAAAGAATGCTCAATAAAAACTCTAGGAGTTTTGGGATACTTTAGTCACCCCAACTTCGATGCCTACATGGTATCCGTCGTTGGAACAGAGGGGACAAGCTTTGTAGGTCATCCGAAAGATTTTGATTGGAGTTTGTTGGATGGCAATATTGTGCTGTCACACAATGCCTCCTTTGATGAAACCTTGTTCCTGTATGGTGTATCCCGTAACTGGTGGCCTAATTGTGAACCAGCAGAATGGCACTGCACTGCAGACCTAGCAGCATATTGCAAGTTACCTAGATCATTAAAAGGATCCACGGCTCAACTCTTCAATCTCTCTGTAGACAAATCTACACGAGACAATATGTCTGGTAAACGATGGGAGGATATGTCCCCAGAGTTTAAAGAAGAGGTCAGTGAATATGCCCTCAAGGATAGTGAACTATGTCTCAAGCTATGGGAGACACTTAAAGATAAATGGCCTCAGTTTGAAAGGGACATCAGTCGGGTAAATCGAAGGATAGTTCAAAGAGGCATTCCAATTGATACTGAACTTCTAAAGAAACAGTTAGAGACAATCAACAAAGCTTTATTTGAAGCCGAAGAAAACATCCCTTGGTTGGATGAGAAACCCCTTCTTAGTAGGGCAGCTTTTGATCAGCAGTGTTTATTGCTTGGTATTGAACCACCAGTAAGTCTCGCGGAAGCGGATGAAGATGCCCAAGAGTGGATCAAGGAGCATAGCGAACAACACAAGTGGATAGGAGCTGTTAAGAACTGGAGAAGAATAAACTCCATCAAAAAGAAACTAGAGAGCTTTGATTACGCCACCATGCCCGACGGTAGATATTACGGTGGATGTATGTATTTTGGAGCACACACGGGTAGATTTAGTGGATCTGGGGGTAACCTCAATTTACAGAACTTACCGAGGGATGAGATGTTTGGTGTAACCCTACGCCATTTAATTTGCCCCGAACCTGACAAAAAATTAATCGTGGTAGACCTTTCTCAGATTGAAGTAAGAACACTTTGCTGGTTAGCTAAGGATCGCGAAATGATGGAGGAGATTAAAAACACAGATGATATCTACGAAGCCTTTGCCATCAGATTTGGGATGTGGGATAAAGAGGATGGCATACTTAAAAAAGAAGACCCAGAAAAACGACACGCTGTTAAGGCGATGGTCTTAGGTTGTGGTTATGGGGCGGGAGCAAAACGATTTGCGAGTATGTCTAACATCACAGAAAAGGAAGCTCAGAAAAGAGTGGATACTTACAGGAACAAGATGAAGAAGATTAAGGATCTTTGGTTCTCCTATAGTGAAGATATTGCAGCATCTACTCGTGCTACAAAAGGATACGATAAAGACGGCAATGAGCTTCAATCTGAATTCACTGTCAAACTTCCAAGCGGGAGAGTTTTAGATTACGGGACTCTGCAAAAAGGGGGAGACCCAAAGAACACACAATACACGGCTAAAGTCCCTCGTCACGGCAAGTATGCAGCCGTCAGATTATGGGGAGGTCTAGTAGCAGAGAATGCCTCTCAAGCATTAGCGAGAGATATCTTTTCTGATATGCTCCTAAGAGTTGATGCAGCAGGTCATAAAATAATTATGCACGTTCATGATGAACTAGTTGTGGAATCGGATGCCGATAAAGCACAAGAGACTTTAGAAGAAGTCATTAGAATTATGTCGGAACCCCCTAAATGGATTGACGATATACCCGTAGACGCAGAAGGATCAATACAAGACAGATATGAAAAATGAAAATTAAATACCTTAAAAACTTAAAATCAAAAGACGCTTTAATAACAGTAAACGATCCAACAGAGATCGAAGTAAAACCAATACCCCACTTTAAATCAAAAGCTTTATATAGAGAATGGTGTGCTAAGAGTGATACAGATCATGCCTTCTTAACAGGGTTCGAGGGCATAAATCCAAATGCACGAATTGAAGGGGAAAACAAAATATGTAAGATCCACGCGATCCCAGCAGACTTCGATGCCCCACCTGATTGGCCGAATGTAAAAGACATCATCAATGCGAAGTGTCCGAAAGCTCTTCCAGCATGGTATTGCAGGACATATAGTGGATACATACGGTTGTTCTTTGAATTAGAAGAGACGCTGTCTATCCACTACACACTAGTAACTCCATTCTTTAAGCATCTAAAGCAGATGCTTCAATACCACAAGATCTTCGCTGGGTATGACAAAAAGTCAGAAGCCCCTTCTCAGTTGATGGAGATAGGAACAGATTGGGTAAAGATGGGTGGTAAGATTCCTAGCTCTATTGTTCAAACAGCTTTATTTAAAGCAGCTAAAGAGAAGCCCCCAGAATCAAAGGATACATCTATTCCGATTGATATTATTGCAGAGGAGGTAGAAAAGAGATTCCCCAACAGATGGATAGGAGACTTTGAAGTAGGTTCAAGAGGCCCTCTCTTCTGGATCGATGACGGGATTGAGAGAGAAGGTTGTCAGGTATTTGAAGATGGCATGATTGTTTATTCAGATCGTGACGCAGCTTGGAAAACATGGAGAGATATTTTTGGCCCTGACTTTGTCAAAGACTTTGAAGAGCAAAAGATGGGCGATCTTCTTGATGAGTATTGGTTTAACGGTAGACAGTTCTTTAAACTGTTACATGGAACAGCGAAACCTATACCTAGAGATCAATTGGTATTAGAGTTAAAGCAAAGAGGATTCAAAGGAGGGAGACCCAAGAAAGGAGAAAACGTATCTGAAGTTGAAGCAGCTATTGTTCTTATAAGTAATACGAACAGAATTGATGAGATCGCCCCCGTAGTCTTTAGAAGAAACGAAAGGATTGTTTCCTACAACGGTTTGCAGATCCTCAACTCAGCTACAGTGTGTCCGATAGAACCTGCATCTGATGGAGATCCTGACAAGTGGCCTTGGCTTAATATGTTTTTCGATCAGTTCTTTGTAGATTCTACGAAGATTCGGAGTAAGTATTATTTCTTTGGGTGGTTACAAAGATACTACAAAGCTTTCTACAACAACCAAGAGGATCAAGGTCAGGCTTGTATTTTAGTTGGCCCTGCCAAAAGAGGTAAAACACTTGTATCTAATAAGATTATTGCAGCCCTTGTGGGGGGATTCGCAGATGCAAGTGACTACCTGTCTGGTGGAACAAAGTTTAATAAAGACTTAGGTAGAGCTGCTTGCTGGGTTATTGATGACACAGTTAGTGCTGCTTCTTTCCAAGATCAACGTAAAGCTACAGAGCTTATTAAGCGTGGAGTTGCTAATCCAAGAATCGAGTTCATGGCCAAGTATGCAGATGCAGTTACTCTTCCTTGGGCGGGCAGGATAATCGTTAGTCTTAACGATGATCCCAACTCTATGAGTGTGCTGCCGACTATGGACTCTAGCAACAAAGATAAACTTATGGCGTTTAAGGTTTGCAAGAAACCTTTTGACTTTCCTAAAAAGGCAGAGTTAGAAGCTATCATCGAACAGGAGTTACCCCATTTTGCTAAATGGCTTATGGAGTGGAAGCCTCCTGTAGAGATACTAGACGATGATCGATTTGGTATTAAGAGCTTTATCGATAAGAGTATTTCTTACGCTGCCTTTGATAACTCTAGTCGATCTCAAGTATCTGAACTCATAGACTTTTTCGCGAAAGCGTGTAGAGAGCAGAACGAAAAGATGGCTACATGGCGGGGAACAATATTAGAACTTCAAGTAGCTCTGCACTCATATAATGGTGGCCGTCCATTAGGAGCATCCAACAAGATTGACTTTATTAGAAATGGTTTATCTCATCTAGAGGATGTTGGAAAGCATAGTAAAACTACTAGACCTATAAAGTCTGTGGGTAAAGGAAGTGGCAAGATATGGATAATAGATGTTACCTCCCCATTCGACATTGACTATGAGGAGACTACTTTAGAGAACCAGCCTTTCTAAGTGCAGCTATTGGAAGATGATATCCATCAACTTTGTAAGTAAACCCATAATCATCTGGCTCACCACGAAGTTTGTATTCAGCTCTTTTTTGAATAGTAAGAGCTGTGGCCCACCCAAGTAGCCAAGCTTTTTGGAAATCTTTACGAACGCGAACAAAGAAATAAGCTTTAGCAGGTAATTTCTTTCCTTCAGGACAATTCACAGAAGCTGTGTAGTGGGGTTGAGGAACTCCCGCACAGCTTTTTGATTTTATGTCTATCGTCTTTTTACCAAGCACGTAGTCATGAGTATACGCCACATCCCCTTCATAAACAGCTTCAGGATACAAACACTCAAAAGCAACCTCACCCAAGAAACCAGTCATACGCCCCGCTCCTCTGGTGAAAGAATTAGGTAGAACTCCTAGCTTTTCACTACGCTCAAAAGCCTCTTTGACATGGTCACTAGTAGGCGTAAAGACCAACATACCGTTAGATCTTTTAAAGTGTTGGGGTAATTTTCTTCTGCTCATCCCTCACCTACTCGTTTTAAAAAACGCTCGTAGGCAGGGAAAAAGACTTCATCCATACACCGCACCACAGCTTCCTGTTCGAAGGTTTCACAGAATCCTACTCCAGAAAGACATAGTGATGCTTCCATCAGTTCATGTCGAACCGTGTTTAAAAGGGGCTTACCCTCTAAAGCTTCAGAGATAAAAATAGTTTTACGCTCATGACTATAATAACCATACAGATCGTCGTCGCTAAGATCGGCAAAACGAATCTTTATTGTTTGCCCCGCTATCCGTATGCTCTTTGGTATAATCATTTGCCATAGAAGTCATTTATCCCTTTGGCGTAAACTGATGCTAGTTTATTTAAATCTGATTGTATTAGTTCAACATCAGATAAGTTTGACCCAAAGAAAGGCTCCGCTATGCAAGCATAGCAAGGAGTCTTGCGAAGAAACAAAGCTCCTCGCTGTCCTTTAGTTCTGGGTTTAACTCCTCTAGAAGCTAGATCAGGATATTCTTTATCCATTGCTTCTTTTAATTTATTAGCAAGTCTTCTCCCGCCTCGGCTAGTTTCCCAATGCAACCATTCATGTCCTGTTGCTCTTGGCCCTGCTGCGTTAAAGTGGAACTCGATACATGCGTCCACCAAATCTTCCCTCATTTTACGAGAAACATAATTCATCGCCCCTACATAACTGGAGGCTTTGTAGTCATCGTATATTTTAAAAGGAACTTTTAGCTTAGGAGTTATAAGAGGTAACAATTCAGTATTGAACTTTTTCTCACTGACGCTTGGTTTGCCAACAGTGTAAGCTCCTGAATCTCCTCTTCTTGAATGTCCTATCGCTAAACCTATCATTTTTTATATTTAAAAATTAATCTGTATAGAGATACGGCTGCGACACATATACCTAGTATTAGTGAAATTACACGGAGCCAGTATTCTATTTGCTCTTGCATTGAAGCAGCTATAGCTATCGTGGGGGTTATAGTCCCTAAAAGGGTGTCTATCAATTTGGAGGAGTTCATTTATTTCCAATAGTAATTGCTCTTAAATATGAATAGTCGCTATGGAATTTGTGTTTCTTCCTCCCAGTCAAAACACCCTCAACAAAATTATATTGTTGGCCTTCAATCAGCGTTATTGTCGGTGGATCGTAAAGTGCGCTGTCGTTCACGACTGAGTCTCTTGCCCAGTCTTTCAATCCGCAGCTTTGCAGAAGGAGAGCCATCACGGGCAAGCTCATCAATTTCATCTTCGATCTCATCTATATAACGTCTATTCTTTAGGTTTATATAAGCTACAAAAGCTTCTAGTGCAGTGGTTAGTAAACGCATGAAGCGCATTATTTATCTTTGGCTTTTCCTACGTTTAGTGCCAACCATTCGACTACCTTGTAAATTTTGCGAACAATGGTGTCATCTTTAGGAGTTGGCGTTAAAGCACAAAGAGCAGACGCTGCTGCAACAATAGCTGTCAGTGTTGCGATTATGCTGTCTCTGTTGTCACTAAGGTACTGTATAAATTCAGTCATATTAAATTAGGTTAAATTAATTACTCGGCTTCCCGATCCAGATGGATCGAACTTCAAAATTGGTTTGGCTTCTCCACGATAAGCATCTAACTCTTCATCGAGAAGTTGTCGGCAAACATTCCAGTGGTAGTTTGCCCTCTCTAAATCTGCATTCTCTTCGGCTACGTTACCCAATAGACCGTGCTTAATAGCGTTAAGATTGCTCGGTCTTACGACATCATATGGGTTTATAAGTTGCTTAAACTTCCTTTTAACTAAGACACGCATAGTCTTTTTAATACTATCCCTGTTAGCAATCCTGTATCTCCTATAAGAGTTAACTTTGTTTGCTTCCTGAACCGTGCCAAGTTCAAGTTTTTCCGTATTATCTAAGGCATTCATAGCCACTATTTTTACGGGATGACTTAATGTTGAGTCTCCATTCCTGATCTCAGTAACTTTAGTAAAAGTAAATGAAGAAGAAATTCCAGTACCTGCGGTGTCGAAAGCGGGGGTAAACTTTTTGGGTTCAGGGGTTGTGCTGCTATCTAACCCAGTGACTGTTATGAAGTTATTGCTAGTCCTCGCGATACTTGTTTCAGGTTTTATAGGCTCTACAAGGATAACATAATCCTTCCCCTCCTCTAGTTCATTAACTGTGGGGACAAGACCATCATCAATTATACCAAATCCTGCCAAAGTAGTCCCGTCTCTATTCCTCCCTGTTATCCTGTAATCATGAAATTGACTCTGAGCTTTTGCTGGATCGTTATCTATCAAAGCTGACACAATCGCCTCAGCATCATCAGGTAGTGTAAAATTACCATCTGTCGTGGAGATTGTGGTCTCATACAGAAGATCTCTCCACATACCCATTGCATATAGACGGGGTAATACCAAGTTTAGTTCCTGCGTGAAGGAGGAACCTACTGATTTAAATTTAGACAGGGCCTCTTCGACTCCCGCTACGGTAAGAGTAGCCATAGCATAAACTTAACGGAAAAACCCTGAATAGTCAAGGTGGGGTCTATTCCGAAGAAGGAGCAGGACAAGAAGCAGTTGTAGGACATTCAACTACTTTTATTGAAGAAAAATTCTCTGATTCTAATTCTGTGCTCGTAGCTTCTCTAATAACAGTAGTGTGAGCCGTCCCTGTAGGGGCAAAGACATCTACAGTTGTTGCTGCTGAAAGCACTGCTACCGTGTCTGTGCTCGTCAAAACATCTACTGGGGTCAGATTGGACATAAGCACATTTACAGTATTTCCTGCCGTAGCTACCTCAGATGTGCTCAAACTAGCAATAACAGATACCGAAGAACCAGAAGATTGAATTACACTCAAATCTGTAGTTGTTTCGACAACATCAGTTGTTGACAACGATTTTATGACAGGCGTGGATTGATTCGCTCCTGTTATAAAAGAAGGGAATGTAGGAGGTGAAGACGAATACTGCCCTGTCGCCTCATATCCTAACACCCAATAACAAGTATCTCCACTGCCTCCCGTGCTTCCACAACCAGCAACTTTGACAGCAGTTAATCCACCCCCCGCAGAAGCAGTTCCCCCACTCCAAACATCATTAGCGAAATCTGAATTAGAAGGCCCTTGAGCTACACTAGTCATGTTTCCTGATGTAACAGGAGCTGCTGCAGTTGTTACTGCCGAAGCAGAGACAACCGAAACAAGGTTAGATTCTTCGGGTTCTAAGGCTACCGTGACCACCCCAGCACTAGTAAGAACTGCTGTCACATTATTAATGTCGGGGTTTCTAGGAACCGAGACAGTGGAGCTACCACTTAAAACAGAAGTATATGAGGAGGCCGAGGATATAACAGTTGTTGTGTTTAAATCGCTTGTAGCAAAATCCTTGCAATTAAGATCCGATAAACAGGTAACAAGTCCATCCTCTACGATGCCTACTCCTTGGCCTCCGATCTTCCAATGCTTATTGTAATCGTTTCCCTGTATGTGGATTTCATCACCGCCCTCGGCATACTGTACTTTAACCTGTGCTTCCCCAGAAAAGGGAGGGTTTACAAGATTATTGCCTTCTGCGTCTTCTCTATCCGTAGTAATAGGATTACCATCCTCATCAGACTGTCCAAGTGCCACAGAAGGTCTTTCGTCTAAACTTCTGAAATTTTTTATGTCAAAAGTTGCGTTGTAATTTTTGTATATGTTTTTACCTACACCTAAATTGTTTATTGCATTGTAACCTCTATGCCACCAATAAGGCCCCCTGTGTCCGTCCAACCCTCCATATAGCTGAGTTTGTCTTGGTGGTGTTTCTTCGTCGTTCCAAAAATTCCGCTCTAACTTCCCATTTTTTATGTAAACTATCGGTATAAAATACTGACCATTAACCCCATCAGTTTTTGCCTCAGACGGCAAAATAAAATGCGTTGAGCTAGGTAGTGCTTCTCCTTGGTCTAGCCTATAGATTCCATAATCGGGATCAGGAATCTTCGCAGGTTCAGCAGGGTCGGGATTATCCGCATCATAATTTGGGTTATCAATCTCAGGATGTTCTGGATCTGGTATTATAGCACCGTGAGAGTTCGTATGAAACGTAGTGTAAATAACTGTTGTATCTGGCAACACCTTTATCTTTAAAGGCGTTAAGTCAAAAATTCTTACTGATGAATCTGGAGCACCCGCAGCCAACCCAGCAAGGCCAGCTTGCGGGTGTATCTCACAAAGATGAGCTTTAGTTATACAAAGAGTTTTATCTCCATCTGGCTCATACCTATATGGTTCATGCTCTTGACGATACCTAATATCAACATGATTTACTTCTCTCCCAACATCTACACTCCGATCAAAAAACTCAGCCGTAGCTTCAGCTAAACCCTCTACCATTGGCTTATATTCAAAAGAAGGAAGATCCGATACTTCAGGATCTTGAATAGAAGTGTCGGCTACTTCTGCCTCCGCAAATTCATCGATAGCCTCTTCTGACCCTTGGGTAAGGAGACTCTTAATCTTTTGGAAGAAACCTTCTTTAGCCATTAGTCATCAAACTTAGGTGGGAAAACTGTCCAAGTAGTCCGCACAAAACCACCCCTAGCAGGTTCTTGTTTGTCCCGAACAACGATACCCTTTTCAGCTATTTCAACTAGATTAGGGGGTCTCGTTTCGGGCAATTTTTTCTCATAGATAGTATATTTGTAAACAGGATCTACAGTTCCTGTCGAACAACGAACAATTCCTCCAGCCATAAGACAAGGAGGAACAGATATACGAACATAAGGTGTGCCAAAAGTAAATGACTGGGGGATCATTGCTTTAGCTTCTGGCACACCTCCATTACTACCAGTGAATTTGTTAGGGGAAAATTGTACAGTTACTTTGGTTTTACAAGGCCCACGGTAACCTTCAGGGTTCATGTGATATTCAGGAAAAGCTAACACCTGACCATCATGCCTCTCAAATCCAACAACATTTATGCTTTCTAAAACAGGGGGGAATGTATGATCCATTGTGGTGAAGTATTCATCCACATTAAGTATGTTCCCATTACCTTCCCCTGCTATCGTTTCTTTCTTAACTACCTCAAACCAATCAGAAGAAATCTGTCTTCCTTCACGATAACAAGCTACTTTTATATCGGGATCGGGAGCAGAATCATCTACAGTCAACGTGGTCTGCCACCAAGCGTTATCAGAATCTACAACAAGTTCATCAATCGTGGCTCCAGCCCCTGAAGGAGTTTCTCCAGTAAAGTAATAACTAATTGTACTCTTTAGGTTCCTGTGAGAAAGATCATCCCATTTGAGAGTTTCGATATCTTCTCGAACAAAATAAGTTCTTTGCTCGACTACAAAGATACCATCAAGTTCTCGGTCACCAATCCTCTTCTGCTGTCGCCCCATCAAAACGTAACCTTTGCCTTCAAAATTAGCTGCTGCTGGTGCGGTGGGCATAGCCGATCCAGCGGTCAACGTGCTGTCGTCTTCTTTAAAAGAAGACCTCAGACTAATATAAGTACGAACAACAGTATTAAACTTTGTCTGCCCCAGACTTGATTGAGAATATTCAAAATTGTAATCGTCCTGAGAAGTTCTCGTATTAGCGTAATAGTAATAATAAAACTGACCATTAGGATCAGCTTGCTTCACATACGCTAGGGTATGATCGGGAAAATTTACAGTGTCAGGATGCGCGGTTCCGTATGCAGGGGGCTTCTTCCCAACCCTCTGGGCATCTACTGTTTCAAAAAACAATAAGTCCTGTACATTCGGGGATACGAATGTTAAGACTGTTTGCCTTTGAGGGCTGGGTTGATTCCTCTGTACAGCCATTACTGCTCTACTTCTTCAACTTCTATTTTCGGTTCCTCGTCTGAATCTGCCTGTTGTGCTTCTTCTTGTGGCGCAGGATCTTCAAATTTAGCTGCTAAATAATTTGCAGCACCAGAGACTTTCAATCCTCCGTTTCTTACAGCGAGATCTAAAAGTTGAATCATAGCTGCTCTTTCTGGATCGGTGAATTCAATTTGTTTCATATGCTTTCAAAGTAAAGGAGGCGCGATTGTTTTTCAAGGTTTTTAAAACAAAAAAGGTTTCAGGTGACCAACCTTTAATTTAGGCACAACTAAGGGTTTGATTCCTGTTTGGGCGTAACAGTTGTTACAGAAGCTTACATCTTCATAAGATAAGTCTTCGATGTCTATCTTTTCTCCTTTGTTTTTGGGGTCATTACAACCTTCTATCCTAACAGAATTGAGGGGGTAATAAGGATAATCCATCTGCTCATATATAGATCTATGTACTTTCGTAAACCCAAACCCGCACCAATCTACCTCGATTAATTTAGTGGGAGATGACTCTGCTTTCTCGTTCAAGAAGTTAGCGGACAAAAAAGGCATATGATTACGTTTCCTATAATAATCTATATTCCATTTACCCACCATGCTCTGATCAGAAAGATCAGATTTGTACCAACCTGTAACAAACTTGTGTTTGGGATTAATACTATGGAGATGTTTTATCTGATCTATAGTGAACTGAATATCTGAATCAATCCAAAACAACCACTCTGCCTCTATTGGCCTAGGATCAGTATTTCCCTTACCCCCAGTAGCTAAGAAGTTTCTCGCAAAATTAAGAAACATTCCACCACACGAAAAGATATCAGAGTTGTTTTCTTTGCACCAAGAGTGGAGATCGAGATATTGTTTAAATAACTGTCCTTGTATTCCTCTGTGGTCTATGGGTATTAAGAATATTGTATCAAGCATTAGATAATTCAGCGTCTATGTAATCAACTGACCCGACTTCAGGTTCGGGGGTTTCAATTACTTCAACCTCATTTTCTTCAATGTCAACCTCTATTGCAAGCTTATCAATATCTTTTCTTTCTCCGTAAATAACGTAGTAATAATTCAAAGGTTCATCGGTATTTGATCCGACAACAACATCTCCGTTGGATTCCATAGATGCAACAAATAGAGATTGATTGCCTCCAATAGCTGTAAGCTCTACTGTCATAGAATCAAGGTCTACTAAACCGTCCCAATAATCAGGCATAGTTATAGTGTCGGTAGTGTTCTTACCTCGGAAGTATACGCCAATCTCTGGCCCCTCAAGAGAGGCATGAACAAGCTGCTTTTTCTCTTTGGTGGGGTGATCAATTACAAAACTCTTATAAGAACCTTGAATGCTGCCATTAACTTGTAAGGCGTAGTAACCCGATACAGAACTAGTTCCTATACCCACATTACCCTGAATAACCATTCCATTAGAGGGAGCGGAAACTCCAGTGTAACTGCCTCCGACAGCGACACCCCCATTAACAGCTAACTTACTCGAAGCACTTGTAGCACCTATCGCAAAGTTTCCTGCACTAGTGATCGCACTCTGCACCCCACCACTAGAGCTTCCTCCGTTCGGTCTAAACCGAAAACCTTTACTACTAGCAGCAGCAAAATACATATGGTCACTAGGTTTCGCAAAAATCCTGTGGTGTCCATTTTGTAGATTCGTTGTTCCTATGCCATAGGAACCATAGGATGTTCCAAATGTTCCATCAGTATCAATCTTGTTGTTATCAACAGTTAGCGAGTTTAAAGATATGCTGGATGGCAAAACATAATTATTAGCATTAGTCGCTCCAGTATAACCAAGGTTTGCAAGAGTCAGTGTCCTTGTAGAATGTGAAGTTATGACACCATCTGTCATGTTCAACTGGTCTATAACCGTAGCACCAGACGTATTGATGTCAGAGTCTGTTCCGATAACAGTATTACCGCTTGATGTTACATAACCAGCACCGTTGGAAAGCTGATTATTGTTAGTAGGAATTGTAGGGGTATTACTAAAATTATTATAATTTAAGTAATGAGACCCATGCTGACCATCAAGTTTGTCTGCATCTAACCCAGAACCAGAACCATCATTCCCACTATTCCAAATATCTACGGAACTCGACCAAGTGCCATTATTTTTGACCCGTGCCTTAAGAGCACTTGGAGTGGAGTAACTATTATTAACAAACTGGAAAGCATAGGCGGTGCTAGTAGCGTGTGTAATGTGCATACCTAGAGCACCGAAAGTTTGTGCGTTGTCCCTAAAGAACATCGAACGTGTAATGTTGTTAGCCCCTATTCCACCATCAACAGTATATGTGTTAGTTGTTCCATTACTACCAGTAAGAGCATAAGGAATTCTTGCGGATGTAATCCCATCCAGAGTGTCTGCGTCTAAACCAGATCCTGCTCCATCTACAGTCTTGAGAAGAGTAAGAATCTCACTAGCTGATTGATCTGCTGTCGCACCAGACTCAACATTAATAAATGATCTAATTGCTGCTGCACTTCCGTGTCTTATGAATCCGTCGTTGCCTGTTTCAACCATGACTTTCGTCACTCCAGAGCTAACGTCATTTGCTGTTGTATTAAAATAATTAGCATAAATATAACCACTACTGTGTCTTTTAACGATAGTGGAATTACTTGCAGAAGCACTAGGTTGCGCTCCATCAAGTGTGTCTGCGTCTAATCCAGACCCAGACCCATCGACAGTCTTGAGAAGATTAAGAATCTCACTAGCAGACTGATCTGCGGTTGCATTCGTTTCTCCAGTGTAACCAAGGTTTGCCAAAGTTAACGACCTAGTACCCATCGATGTAATAACACCATCAGTAACATTAATGTTATCTATAATAGCAGAACCAGAAGTATTGAGGTCAGCGTCCGTTCCAATTACTTGGTTAAAGGATGAAGCGTGTAAACCATCAAGTTTGTCTGCATCTAACCCAGAACCAGAACCATCGCTGTAAGAGTTCCAAGTCTTAGCTAAGTTAATTGTTACTTTCTTTGTAGCCCCAGATGGTTCTGTTGAGTTAGCAATAGAAGTAACTTCATTATCACCCCCTGTTGATGTTCCGTTCATCTTTCGAACATGAACATTATAGGCATTCCAATATGCGTGTCTCGGCCACCAGAAAGATAGGTAACCGTTATTGTTCATAGCCTTAATAGTTGTAAAGGTATTCCCAGTAATATTAACACCAGAGAAATTTATAATGGTGTTATTATATATGTACCCTTGGGCAATAGCCATGTGCGGAGGAACCGATGAGCTGTAACTTTTACCAGATACCTCAATAACAAAAGATTCACCGTTAGTGACGCTGGCATCGATTGATGTTGTTACAAGAGTTCCATCAGCAAAGTCACTTTGAGAAGGCTTGGGTATGATGTCTGCTAAATGTTTGGAATCTAATAAATCGGCATCTATATTAGATCCACTACCATCAACAGTCTGTAGAAGTGTCTTAATCTCACCTGCTGTTTGATCTGCGGTTGCATTCGTTTCTCCAGTGTAACCAAGGTTTGCCAAAGTCAGTGACCTAGTACCCATCGATGTAATAACGCCATCAGTAACATTAATGCTAGAAATAACACTAGCCCCAGAGGCAGAAAGATCGGTGTCTGTTCCAATTGTTTGATTGAAAGATGAGGCGTGTAAGCCATCAAGTTTATCCGCATCTAACCCAGAACCAGATCCATCGTTATTGCTATGCCAAACATTGTAGCCCAAGACAGAAAGATCGGTTCCATTCCATTTTAATTCTTTCCTATTACTCCAAGCTGTATTGTTATTAGGAAATGCATAAGCAATGAATCCACCTTCTGCTCCAACAAAAACGGTTTCGCCTGCATTGTTGATATTAGAATTTAATACTGTTGATGTGTCTCCACCTGCAATGATAACGGCATCGTCATGACCAATCGTGATAGCACCATTAGCAGTCATCCTCTGAAGGATAGCTTGCCCATCGACAGCCAGAATGGTTCCAGTGTCAGGGGTGTAGTTTAATGTTCCTGAGAAATCATCGTTTGCATTACTTCTCAAGAATGCAGAACTATCAATACCATCAAGAAGGTTTGAATCAGCAGCTTTGGCACTTACTCCTAACTTACCCGAAAGTGCGGAAGTTATTGAGGAAGCATAACTTGAATTATCATCAATTGCTGCTGCCAACTCGTTAAGAGTATTTAGAGCTGCTGGAGCACCATCAACTAGATTGTTTATCTGTGTCGTAACATACGATTGAGTAGCGTAACTAGGATTACTAGACGGAACCCAAGTAGGCGTTACATCTGCACCAGCGGAAATTCCATCTAATTTATTTTTAAGTGCGTCGGTAAAATTGTTTTCAGTAAGTCCACCATCTCCTACTGAGTAAGTTGTATTGGTATCAACCCAAGGGACGTTTACATACATCTTCTCAGATGAGAGTTCGACTGGGTAGTTCTTTCCGTTCTCGGAATACCCAATCTTAACACCACCTCTAGTAGAAGAAGAGGCAAGTGGTAGCGAGTAATTGTTTGCGTTAGCAGCAATGCCATCCAGCTTTGAACCATCAGAAGCGACATCTCTGCCGTCTACATTACCAGATACAATTATATGACCACCTACAGTAATATTACCACTGCTCTGATAAGTCCCAGAAGTGTGCGTAAGTTTTCGTTGTGATGAAGTTACAGTAGCCATATTAGTGTCTTAGTCGTTTGCGATTAACTTTAAATTTAATATTAGAATCTTTTGCTGCTGCATGCATTGACATGTAATCAACATAAAAAGAATCTTTAGAACAAGAGAAAGGTG